ATGCAGGACGTGATTTGAACAACTGGTGGAACGGCACCGATCAGTCGGTTCTGGGAATTCCCACTGGTCACACTCCCGGGGCTAGGGAAAATATTGGCAACTGGTTTAATAACGCCGGACAGACTGTTGCAAACGCCGTCAACGACGCTGGACAGTTGGCTGGTAATACAGCACAGAACATCCGCAACGGTGTTACCAATGCGGCAAACGACCTTGGCGATCTTGTAACAGGAAACACAAGTCGGACTACGAGCGCCTATCTGAGTGCCGGTGGCGACCCGATGTTTGTGGAGAATATGCAGCAGCGTCTTGACCGTGGCGAAATCAGCCCCGCCCAGTACAATCAGTACATGAACAGGGAGCTGGAATTCCTTCAGAATGTGAACCGTTAAGGAGGGCCTCAAAATGCCAAGATTTTCTGACAGACTGAAGCACGCCTGGAGCGCGTTCTTTGGTCGGGATGCGCCGAGGGATTTGGGTCCTGCCTACAGTCAAAGGCCCGACGCTGCCCGACTATCAAGGGGGAACGCCCGAAGTTTCGTTGCAGGAATTTACAATCGAATTGCGCTCGACTGCGCTTCGGTGGCAATACACCATGTCCGGCTGGATCAGGCCGGAAGGTTTTCCGAGTTCGTGATGAGCGGGCTTGAGGAATGCCTCACAGTCGAGGCCAATATAGATCAAACGGGTCGTGCTTTCCGGCACGACCTATTTCTTTCTCTGCTGGATGAGGGTGTTGTTGCCGTCGTTCCGGTGGAGACTGACATTGACCCAAAATACAGCGGTGGCTATGACATCAAAAAGCTTCGGGTCGGAAAGGTTAAACAGTGGCATCCGGATTACGTTGAAGTGGAATGCTACAACGAAAAGAAGGGCATTAAAGAAGACATCACAGTACCTAAAAAGATCGTCGCCCTTCCTGAGAATCCTTTCCGCGCTGTGATGAATGAACCGAACTCCACCCTGCAGCGGCTGCAGCGCAAGCTTGCCCTGCTCGATCTGGTTGACGAGCGGACAAGCAGCGGACGCATGGATATGATCATCCAGGTCCCCTACTCCAGCAAGAGCGAAATGCAGAAGCGGCACGCTGATGAACGTCGGGAAGCGCTGGAAAAGCAGCTGGAGAACAGCAAATATGGTGTGGCCTGGATGGACGGAACTGAAAAGATCGTACAGCTTAACCGGCCTATCGAAAACAACCTTCTTGATCAGATTGAAGCCTTGCGGACTGAATTTTATAGCCAGCTCGGCATGACCAAAGAAGTGTTCGAAGGCACCGCTGACGAGCTGACCATGCTGAACTACAACAATCGGACGATTGAGCCTCTGCTAAGCGCCGTTGTGGACGAAATGAAGCGCAAATGGCTGACCAAGACCGCAAGAACCCAGCTGCAGAGCATCATTTTCTTCCGGGAGCCGTTCAAGCTGGTGCCCGTGACCGAACTGGCCAACATGGCTGACGTATTCACCAGGAACGCTATTCTGAGCTCTAACGAGCTGAGAGCTATTCTGGGCTTCCGTCCGAGCGAAAGCGACCGTGCGAACGAACTGATCAATAATAATATGCCGGCGGATGCCATCGGCGGCGATCCCGCCATTACCCCTGGCGATGAAAATCCCGCTTTAACTGAGCAGGAGCAGGCTTACTTGCCGGAAGAGCCAGCCAGCAACATTTTACCAATCACTCCTGAAACGGATCCGATGGATACACCCGTCTCCGCTTTAACCGGATGATCCGCCCGTGAGACTTTCATAATCATAAGAAATTCGGGCGCTCACCTGGCGCAGGAGAATGGAGGAAAATATGAGCGACAATAAACCATACGATATTTGCGGATGGGCGACTAAATTCAACGTGCATTGCGCTGATGGCCGCACTATTCGCCCCGGATCTTTCGATGAGTGCGATGGAAAGCAGGTGCCGCTTGTCTGGCAGCATATGCATGACGATCCCGCCAATGTGCTGGGACACGCTGTACTGCATGTTCGCCCCGAAGGAGTCTGGACAGAAGCCTGGTTTAATGACAGCACCAAGGCCGATGATGCTAAGGAGCTGATCCGGAACCGGGACATCAATTCTTTTTCTATCTATGCGAATAAGCTGAAGCACAAGGGACACGACGTCGTCCACGGAATCATCCGAGAAGTAAGCCTGGTGCTGGCCGGGGCAAATCCGGAAGCGCTGATCGAATTCCCGGTACTCGAGCATGGAGACGGCGAACCGGTGGAAGACGAGGCCGTGATCTACAGTCAGGGTATCATCGCGCCGGTCGGAAGTCTCCCCGCATCCGTGTTTCCGAATGCGCAGGCCGCACAGGACTACATGCTGCATGGAGCGATTGCTCCAAAGCCTGCGGTTCCTATTCCGGCGTCGGAGACACCCCGTACGGATACTGCAATTTATTCTGGCATTATGCCGGACTATCAGAACACATTGGCGCATGCCGAAGCTACGACTGCTCCGCAGCCGCCAAAGACAACGGCGCCCGAAGGAGGAAATACCATGCCTAATGCCCAGAATCAGCGCACGGTGCGCGACGTATTCAACGAAATGACTGAAGAGCAGAAGAATGTCGTTTACTTCATGCTCGGCGAAATGATGGACGATCTTGGAACGGAGGATAATAACATGATGCACAGTGCTTTTGAGAACAGCTCTCCCCGCGCCCGGCTGACCGCGGAGGACTACAAGGAGATCTTCAGCCTGGCCAAGAAGGAAGGCAGCCTGAAAGCCGGTGTGGAAGCTTTTGCGGAAGCGAACAGCGACCGCCTGGCCCACAGCGTGTACAACGCTGACGGCAGCGAGCAGACCTACGGCATCGCCGATATCGACACGCTCTTCCCGGAATACAAGAACATTACCGACACCCCTGAGATGATCAAGCGGGACCAGGACTGGGTCGGCACGGTGATGAACGGCGTCCGCAAGACCCCTTTCAGCCGGATCAAGAGCCAGTTCGCCAATATCACCATGGATGAAGCTCGGGCGAAGGGATATACCAAGGGTAACCGGAAGGTGGAAGAGGTCTTCAGCCTGCTGAAGCGGACCACTGATCCTCAGACCGTGTACAAAAAGCAGAAGATGGACCGGGACGATATCCTGGACATCACCGACTTCAACGTGGTCAGCTGGATCAAGAGCGAAATGCGCATGATGCTGGACGAGGAAATCGCCCGTGCCATCCTGATCGGCGACGGCCGTCTGTCCACCGATGACGACAAGGTTGATCCCAGCCACATCCGTCCTATCTGGGGCGATGACGAGCTGTATGCCATCAAGGCCCATGTGACCGCCGGCGCTGATGACGCCGCCACCGCCAAGGCCGCGATTCGCACCGCTATCAAGGCCCGGAAGAACTACAAGGGCTCCGGCAACCTGACCTTCTACACCACCGAGGATATGCTGACGGAAATGCTGCTGCTGGAAGACGGTATCGGCCATCCGCTGTACGCTGACGTGGCTGCCCTGGCCCGTAAGCTGCGCGTGAACAAGATCGTGACTGTGCCGGTGATGGAGAACCAGGTCTCCGGCTCTGAGACCCTGGCCGGCATCATGGTCGACCTGAAGGACTACAACGTTGGCGCGGACAAGGGTGCCGGCGTGGAGATGTTCGATGACTTCGACATCGACTACAACCAGTACAAGTACCTGATCGAGACCCGGATTTCCGGCGCTCTGGTGAAGCCCTACAGCGCGATCGTGCTGGTGATCGGCGGCACGCCCACCACCTACACCGAGACCTCTGACTACACCGGCAGCCCCAAGGATAAGGGCTACTACGAGAAGGAAGGCACCATCTATCGGCCCAGCCGTGACACCTCCATCGTGGAAGGCAAGACCTACTACGTGAAGGGCTGATGAGCCAACAGAGACGGGTCGGCTGATGGTCGCCCGTCTCCTTCCCTTTTCAGACGAGCTCAAAATGGAGAGGAATTCATGGCTAAATTCTACGGAAAAATCGGATTCGGCGTGGACGTGCAGACCGGACTCGACGTCTGGAAACCAGGCATCGAGGAGCGCCCCTATCGCGGAGACGTAAATCGCATCCGCAGAAAATGGGACAAGGGTGAGGATCTGAACGATGACCTGAACATCAGTAACGAGATTTCCATCGTTGCCGATGCCTACGCCTACGAGCACTTTCATACCATGAGATACGTGGACTGGATGGGCGCGAAATGGAAAATCCGGGACATCACCGTAGAACGGCCCCGGCTTATTCTGTCGATCGGAGGGTTGTGGAATGGCGACACGGAGAGAGCTTAGCGAAGTTCTGCACGAGCTGGCCGACCACGTTTATTTCCAGCCCCCGGCCACTGTCCAGATGAAATACCCATGCATCGTATATCACCGCAAGCCGGCGCAGATCGCTCATGCCGATAACAGGCCCTACAAGAAGGACCATACGTGGCAGCTTACCGTGATCGACCGGGATCCGGACAGCACCATTGCCGAGGCGGTCGAGGAGCTTCCGGGGATCAGCTGCGATGCCAACTTCACGCAGGACAACCTGCATCACTACGTTTACTCACTGTACTACTAAGGAGGAAAAATACCATGTCTAAGATTGTATGGGATGAGACCGGCAAGCGCTACTGGGAAACAGGCGTTAAGAACGGCGTGCTGTATCCCCAGAAAGCCGATGGAACCTACGACACTGGCGTGGCCTGGAATGGTCTGATTTCCATCAGCGAGAATCCTGATGGCGCCGAGCCCAACGAGCTGTGGGCTGATAACATTAAGTATGCCGTGCTCCGCAGCACCGAAACCCTTGGCCTGACCATCGAGGCTTATACCTATCCCGATGAATTCGAGCCCTGCGATGGCATGGCGAATATTCAGGACGCCCCTGGTGTGCTGATTGGTCAGCAGGCGCGGCAGAGCTTCGGCCTGTGCTACCGCACCGAGATCGGCAACGATACTAGCTCCAAGGGCGACGATCATTACAAGCTGCATATCGTTTACGGGTGCACCGCTCAGCCGTCTGATAAGGACTATGAGACCATCAACGACAACCCGGACGCGATTACCTTCAGCTGGGACGTCGATACGCTGCCCGCTGCCGTTACCGGCATGGATCCAGTGTCCGAGATTGTTGTGGATAGCCGCCGGGCGGAGGCTGCGAATCTGAAGGCCCTGGAAAATTATCTGTACGGCACGAATGCAGACAGCACCGCTTCTCCTGCCGTAGAGGCTTCCGAGCCCAAGCTGCCGACTCCCGATCAGGTTATCAAGCTTCTGAAGGACGGCAAACTGTAATTATCCTTTACCCACGGGGGCTCGAATGCGGGCCCCCGTTCATTTCTTTAATTTTTGAGGAGGTTAAACCATCATGTATAAGAAGAATATCACCTACACCGATTTCAACGGCGATGAGCGTACCGATGCTTTCTACTTCAACCTGAGCGATGCGGAAATTCTGGAGCTGCAGGTCAGCTACGGCGGTGACATGAGCCGCATCATGCGCAATATGCTTGAAAAGCGGGACGCCAAAGGCTTGCTGGGCATCATCACCAATCTGATCCAGACCAGCTATGGCGAGAAGAGCAGCGACGGCAAGCGGTTCATGAAGAATCAGGAAATCAGGGACAGCTTCGTGACGACCGACGCATACAGCAAGCTGGTACTTGAGCTTCTGAATGACGATAAGGAATTCGAGAAGTTTATGACCAATGTGATTCCTTCTGATAGGCGTGAGCAGCTGAGCGAAATCATCCGTAAGCGCGAACAGGCGCAGGTGGACGATGAAGACGGCAAAGTCGTTGAGATGAAGAAGGGATAAAACATGCTCCAGCTGGAGATTGCCGGCGCGGAATACTGGGACGAGGCTAAGGAAGAATTCATTTCCTCCCCCGGAACGACCCTTCGGCTGGAGCATTCGCTTCGAAGTCTGAAGAAGTGGGAGAGCAAATGGAAGAAGCCGTACCTGAGTCAAAAGGACATGACCGCGGAAGAACTGATCGATTATATTCGGTGCATGACGCTCGGGCCGGAGAAGGATCCCATTGTTTACCAGAGCCTTACGTTCGATCAGCTGGTGCAAATTAAGGATTATATTAACGATCCGATGACTGCCACCACGTTCCGTGAGGAAGAGAATGCCCCTAAAAACAGGAGCATTACCACGGCTGAAATTCTGTATTACGAGATGAGCGAGCTGAACATTCCCTACAGCTGCGACACCTGGCATCTTAATCAACTGATGACCCTGATTCGGGTTTGCGCCATTAAACGTGCTCCGAAAAAGAAAGGCCGCAATAAGAATGCTGCTCAGAGTCGAAAGAATCTGAACAAACAACGACAGAAAAAGTACGGTACCAGCGGATAACAAGGAGGCCCCAGGAATATGAGAGTCACGACCAAGAAGAGCGGAAGCATCAAGAACACGATGAACTTCCTGAACCGCATCCTCAGCCGAAGCTACCTGCAGAAGCTCGAGCAATACGGACAAATGGGTGTCGACGCCCTGGCCGCGGCCACACCGCGGAGAACCGGGAAGACCGCGGCTTCCTGGGGCTATGAGATCGAGGTTGACAATCGAACAACCAAACTGACCTGGACCAATTCCAACGTGAACAACGGTGTCAATATCGCCCTGCTAATCCGATACGGGCATGGCACTGGCACCGGTGGATACGTTCAGGGAATCGAGTATATCGAACCGGCTATGAGGCCGCTGTTCCAGGGATTTGCCGATGATATTTGGAAGGAGGTAATGCGGACATGAGTTCGAACAACACAGAAACCAGAATTCTGCAGATGCAGCTGGAAAACAAAGATTTCGAAGACGGCGTCCGACAGACAATCAAAAGTCTAGAGGATCTGGAAGAGAAACTGAATCTGAAGAATGCCGGGGACGGGTTTGAGAAAGTAAGTACCGCTGCCAACTCCGTTCAGATGAGCCATCTGGAAAGCGGAATCGATGCTGTGACCAACAAGTTTACCCTGATGGGTCAAATTGGTCTTCAGGCTTTGGAGCGGATCAGCAGCAAGGTTTTGGATACCGGTGAGAAGATTCTTCGTGCGGCCACCGTTCAGCCGATGATTGATGGCTGGGGCGAGTTTGAGATGAAGACGAACTCCGTTCAGACGATTCTCGGCGGTATCCGAAACCAATTTGAAGATCAGCCGACGGCAATTAACGCCATCAGCGATTCCCTGAATGAACTGAATGAATACGCCGACAAGACTATCTATAACTTCGCCCAAATGACGGAAAATGTCGGCAAATTCACCAACCAGGGAATCGGATTGGAAGAATCAACCAACGCCATCAAGGGTATCGCCAACTGGGCCGCTGCTGTTGGCGCAAACCCGGAGCAGATGAGCAGGGCGATGTATAACATCAGCCAGTCGCTGGGCGCGGGCAGCATGCAGCTGATTGACTGGCGAAGCATTCGTTTCGCCAACATGGCTACGCCTGAAGTCAAGAATCTTTTCGCCGAAGTGGCAAAGAGATACGGGGACGGCCAGATCGATAAGGACGGGAACGTTAAAATTGGCAAAAAGAAAGTCAATATTCTTGACGATTTCGAAAGCTCTCTGAAGGCCGGCTGGTTGACGAATGATGTTATGGCAGAGGCGTTTGCTATTTACGCCAACGCTTTCAGCGAAGAGGAACTGATCGATAGATACGGCGAGGAGCTTGGCAAAAAGTTCCACGAAATGGGCGTTTATGCCGAAGAAGCCGCTACCAAAGTCCGCACCTTCAGCCAGTTACTCGGCGTATTGCAGGAATCTCTTGGTTCCGGATGGGCCAACACCTTTGAAATACTGTTTGGCGGGTTTGAGCAGCAGACGGCGTTTCTGACGGCTATTAAGAATAAAATCGAAGAAATCATCAACTTCCAGACCTATGACAGGAACAGTTGGCTGCAGAAGTTCAGTGATATCGGCGGCGTCGTTGTCTTCCAGGAGACAATTCTGAAGACGATCGACATTCTGAAAGATTTCTACTGGGTGTTTAGTGACGTGCTCGCACTTATATTTAACCCATTCGGAAAAAGCACGTCCAATATACTCGACGGAATCTTCGGTTCCAGAGAGCAGGGTTATACCGATCTGCCGACCACTTGGGAAAGTGTGAAGGGCGTTTTTGATGACATTTACAGTACGCTTGACCGGTTCCATAAGTGGATGGAGACCGCAGACGAAAATAGCGGACGCTCCCCTATCCGGAATCTCGCCAACGCGCTCAGCGGCGTGGCTGGAGCGGCTGGAATCGCCGCGAAGGTTATAACCGGATTCGGAAAGCTCGTTTTCCGCCTGGTCAAACGCTTCAAGCCGCTCGTAAGCTCCGTGCTGGATCTGTTCGGACAAATTGGCGCCGCGATTTACAACCTGTACTATAACCTGACGGGACAGCAGAGCATTGAAAAGATATTTGACAAGATCGAGGGCGCTATCGGACCAGCTATCGATCTTGTTGTCGGGCTTGCGTCGGCAGTCGTCGATCTAGTCCACAGTTTTCTCGGGATCGATGCTGCTGCGGACGACTGGACAGTTCTCGGTGATCGGATAAGGGCGTTCTTTAAAATCTTTACTTATGATCCAAATCTTGATTTTGTCACTAATCTGAAGAACAGTCTGAAGAAAGCTCTGGTCGCTGTCTTTGGCGAGGATACTGCTAAAAGTTTGAAACAGTCTTTTGACGAAAACGTCGCTCCGGTGCTAGATCAGATCAGCGTGTTCTTCGAGAACGCGTTTGGAGATCTTAATCGGGTTATCAATGGACTGCAGAAAGCAGCTGAGGCCGATTACAGCCAGGGTAACGGTTTCGAAACGTTCTTAGCAGCCTTTCTTAGAGGGTATCACGGAGAGGACGTCAAAGGCGCCGAAGATGCGTTCAATAATATTTTCGGTGTTTATCAACAAATCCAGACGTATTATGACAAAAACGTTGCACCTTATGTTCAGTCCTTGTCCGATGTTTTCACAAAGACACTGCCTGAGTTAAACACCAAAATTAAAGAATTCCTCTTCGGCGAGGAAACCACAGTCATCACGGGACCGGGCAACGCTTTCTCCTATCGTACCGGAGGTCTGTTACAGACCATTGAAGGCTATTTCATAGGCGACGACTGGCAGAAAACGCTTGATTCCATTACAGGAGTTATCGACTCGATCATCACCGAAATCGGAAAGGCGTGGAACAAGTTTTATTCGTTCCTCTTCGGCGAGGAAACCACGGTCATCACGGGACCTGGCAACGCTTTTTCTTACCGTCAAGGAGGCCTGCTACAGACGGTGCAGGACTATTTTGGCGGCGAAGATTGGGTGGAAACGTGGGCCATTATTCAGAGCGCCTTCGAGCAGGTTAGCGGATGGATCACGACAACCGGCGAGGCTGCCATGAAAACCATCATGGATTTTCTCTTCGGCGAAGAAACCACCGTTGTTACCGGTCCTGGGCAGACTTTCATGCATCGTACAGGCGGGGCATATGACGATGCGCTCACCTTCTTAGACCCAGTGTTCGACTGGCTTAAAGAGAAGGGCGAATATCTATACGATTACATCACAACCCACGACTTTAATCAAATGTGGCAGGGGCTGAATGAGCTTCTGTTCGGCTATAACACGACCGTTGTTACCGGACCTGGTCAGACATTTACCAACCATACGGATGGGTTGTTGACACCCGTTATTGAAATGCTTCGGCCGATTGCTGATGTATTCGAGCAGATAAAAGGCTGGGCTTTAGAGAAGATCGGCAATATTGATTTTTCCGGAATATGGGATGCTATCGGGAAATTCTTTAGCGGTTACGATGAAGTAGTAGGTATCTATTACGACGGAAGTGGAAGGCATGAAGATGTCGTGCACCACGACAGCCTGTTCGAGAAAATTTCCGGATTCTTCGATCGGCTTATTGACTTTTTCCAGAGCCCTGAATTTCAGGAGTTCCTCGGAAACGTCAAAACATTTTATCATACGTATATTGAGCCTGTGCTCAGCTGGATCAACGGACTAGGCGGCGAAATCTGGACTGCCGTTCAGGGCATTTTCGCTGGAAATGGATTCGGAGCACTCGAAGGCGTTGGGAATTATATTTCTGAAGGTGTCAATAAGCTGATCGCGAATATTTTCCCCAATGGATTTGATCTTGGCGGAATATTTGGTGAAGGATTTGATCTTAGCAAGATTCTTGGAGGTTTACTTGGCGGAAATAAGGGAACTCAGCAGGCTTCCGGTGAACAGAGCTCCGGTTCGGGAGGGATTCTTGATTGGATCGCCAGCCTACTTTTCGGCAAGGCAGAAGCTGCTGAAGCGGATTCCGCTACTATCACGGATGCTTCAAACAACGTTATCGCTGTTTTGGACCAAGCTGAAAGCAGCGTAGAAACCGCTGCTAATCAAGGAACAGAAACATCCAATTCTATTCTGGATTCGGTTTCAAGGTTGCTTCCTTATATCGGAGCAGCTGCCGGTATGGGAATTGTCGGTAAAGTCGGGGACGTAATTACTGGAATCACAGGCAACAGAAAACCGACTATTATCGAACAAATCGGCGATCTTATTCTCTCATTTGGTGAAGTTTTCAAGGGACTCGGGATTGTTATCGCCGCAGCAGGGTTTTCTGAATGGGTAAGTCCGGGCGCTATTGATAAAGTCTTCGGACATATTTCGAGTTTGCTAGATAAGATATTCGGATGGATTTCCGGAATATCTGCTGGCGGAAAGTTGCTTGATTTCTTATCAAATATCGGCGGAAACTATCTGACGAATAAGACGTTCGGGGCCGACGGTTCCAAAGTCGCACAGTCCACCAATTTCGATAAGGTATCGTCCATTATTTCTTCCATCGGGGCTGGCATCAGCGGTCTCTTCAGCGGTCTGCAGACCATGTATAACCTTGTTTGGGAAGTCATGGCTGCTGACTGGATCATGGGCGTCGACGAAAATGGTGTTTATAATTTCGATAAGAGATTAGACCGTGTTCTGGGCTTTATTGGCAAAGTTTTATGGACGGTTCTCGGAAACGAAACGCTAATTACTATTCTCAGTGTCGGTCAAAACGTTGGGACAGCTTGGCTTTCAAAGGTGTTTAAAGTCGAATCGCAAACAGAATCTATTGCTAAAATATTCGCAAGTCTTGGGGCGTTCATTTCCGGATTGGGAGACGGGATTGCGGCAATGATGTCGGCGTCAATCGTGCCGGGCATCCTTGGTATAGACACGGATAAACTTGTTAATATTATCAACGCAGTGGTAACAGCGTTGGGCTCTTTAACTTTTATCACCGAGATAGGCACTTTAACGTCTTTGCTGGGGGATAAAGCCGGGTGGGAAGCGTTTAAAGCTTTGGCCCTTGCCGGTGGCGGACTGGCCCTTGCGCTTGAAGCGATAGGCGTCGTCGCAGCAAGTCTTGTCACGTGGTATATGAGCATCGTTTCCGAAGGGCTCACGACCATGGGTCCGGCTATTTATACTTTCATGTCCAATCTGTCCGGCGTGCTACAGATGATCGCCTCTCTCGGCGAGACACAGCTCGGTTCCGCAGAAAAACTGCTTTCTGAGGATTTACCAAGAGTGCTCGGTTATATCAATGAAGAGAATTTGAAGATTGATAAAACCGTAATGAACGAAACCGGCACCATGTTCAGGGATTTCGGGAATCGAATCATAGTCGGTATTGAGTCCCTTGCAAAAGCTAAAGATATTTTTGACAAGTATAATGATGGAAGCGGGAACGGCTTCCCTATCGAGTTCTTCCGGGAAATGACCGAGGCGCTTCAGTACCTGCAGGGTGACGGAATTAAAGAATTGTACGACAGCGTATTTGGCCAGAACGGATTCTTCGTCGGAAACGGCGGCAATGAAGAACAGAACCTTGATGGACTAAATACTTTCTTCAATACACTCGGCAGCCTGGGGTATGTAATTACCGAGTACAGCGAATCGGACATTGGTGCCAACCTGGTCAGATCCGGAACGAAGGTTGAAACGACAAAGGAAGGCCTCGATGCTTTCCAGGACGCATTCGCCGGAGTTCAGAGTTCTTTCCATTTGCTTATGACTGACATTTCCAACGAGGGCTTTGATATCAAAAAGATCGAGTCTCTTGGGGATTTTATTAAAAAGATAGCAGAAGCTGGCAAAACTTTTGCGGATACTTTTTACTACGAAAGCAAGTTCACAAAGATGTACGAAAGCACATCCCCAGTTACCCAATTCGCTGGTTGGCTACAGAGTATGGGCACTGGCGTGCGCCAGCTGAACGACAGCCTGAAAACGGGCGACAAATACGACATCAATTATACGCAGCTTGAATCGGCGTTGAAGTCTCTGCTACCGATGACCGAAATCGAGAAAACGATTTACGAGTATTCGAAGCTTACAAAAGAGAACGGCGATTTTATCAGCAGCGATCACGATTTCATGTCCAATACTCAGGACTGGATCGATGCCGTTCTTCCGAGAATGACCAGTATCGGCACCGGATTGCACAATATGGCCGCTGAAATCAAGCCCGAAGATGTCACCGCTCTGACGAGTTCATCCGGTGCCCTGACCAGCCTCGCCAGTTTCATGAGTCAGGATTTGTATCCAGACATTCAAACGATGAGCACTGAGCAGATTAGCGGGTATGCTTCTGTGTTTGGAGATCTTAAAAAGAGCCTGCTAATGCCGGAGGATGGTAAAAACACCATCGCGGACACAATTCAGCAGATTATGACCGCTACCGGCGGCAACGAAATCGAAATGACAATCACTCCTGTCATCGACGACACGACCCCCGGTGGAAAACTGCTCAGCAGTATTCAGTCTGGAGACGGATACGGCAGTTTGATCAGTATGCAAATGACTTCAGAAGATGTTCAGGGTAGCATAAACGATGCTATCTCGTCCATCCATGAAGTCAATCAGAGCATCGTCAATCTGATGGAACGCGTATCGATCGAAAATGCGCAAAACATGAATGCTATCAACAGTCTTGGTGAAGACATTAACAACGTGGCGACCGCAATCAGCCGAATGCAGATCTATCTCGACACAGGCGTTATTGCCGGGGCTGTCGACGAAGAACTTGGCATCCGAATGCTTCTGGCCGGACGAACCGGTGGCTAAAACAAACCAAAAACAGGAACCAGGAAGTGAAAAGTATGTATAAGGTTACTATTTATGAACGGACGAGTTATCCTGAAGGTGGCCAAGTGCTGCTGGATACTTCCTCCGGGACCAATGCCGGGATATCAAAAGTGCAGGTGGACTGGGCACTTAACGAAGCTGGAAGTTTCTCTTTCACTATCGTCAAGTCCCACCCTCTGTATGACTCAATCGAGCCGCTTCGAACATATGTGGATGTTACCGAAGACGGAACGGAAATCTTCTACGGCCGGGTTATCATGGTGAAAAAGAGCCCTCTCACGGGTACGAAACAGGTTACCTGTGAGGGGGCGTTCGCCTTCTTATTGGACTCCGAGATGCCGGTCGATTCCAGCGAAGTATCGTACACCGCGGCAAACTACTTCAAGCACTGCCTGGATGTACACAACCAGAAGATCGAAAACGACGCCGCCAGGAAACTTCTGGCCGGAAACATCACGATCACCGACGCCTCCGTTTCAAAGGGGTATAAGAACTCCTCCAGGACCCAAGTTCAGTCCGTTATGAAGAACCAGCTGCTGAACGTTTACGACGGTTTCTTCAGGGTTCGAAAGAACGGTACGGCGCACTATCTCGATTGGGTCGAGCAGGTCGGTGTCACTAACCCGCAAACAATCCGTATTGCGCAGAATGTTTCCTCAATTTCTGCAACAGAATCCGGAGAAGATATTTTCACGATCCTATGCCCCAAGGGTAATTCAACTAGCAGCAACAGCAGCGGCATAGAGATTGATCCTATTGTTATCTCCAATGAGATGGTTCAAAAGTACGGAAAGATCATGAGGACCGTTTCCTTTGACGCCAACGATGTTGCGACGCTTAGAACCAAAGCGAACAGATACGTTGAGAAACTGAAAAACCGCCTTACATTAACCGACGACATTGGGTTCGTCGATATGAAATATCTCGACGGAACTTCTCCGATGGTTCATATCGGGGACGTTTTTACAGGTATAGACGGCTATTCAGGAACAAAGCTCACGGCTTCCAACGTTACACGGGATCTTTTAAACCCCGCAAACGATAAGCTGAGCCTAAAGACCGACAAGGATCTGATGTCCACGGCAAATTCGAATGGCTCCAATTCCGGCGGAGGAGGCAGTGGCGGCAAAGGCGGTGGCAGGTCTCGTTCTTTTAGCGGAAGCAGTTCTAAGCTGTATAAACATATACGAGAAACGACAGACGACCTGTTTCTGGATGCTAAAAACATCGAGATTAGGGCCGATGAGAAAATTTCGAACATCGCCGGAACGGTAGAGACGCAGGCCGAAACTATAACTAATCTGAGCGGTCGAGTAACCAACCAAGAGGGAAAGTGGACTACGTTCGAGGGAACCGGAATTTATCAAAATCGAGAGGCTATTAACACCATGGCCGGTAAATTTCTGGTCGATGAACAGGGCACTCTCGTTTTGAAATCCGGGACGCAGTTTAAAGTATCCGGAGACGGTACGTCCACAAATGTCGGTCGACTGATTTATGTCGAAGACGGCCGCGTTAAAGACGTCGGGCAGATCGTAAGCTCATACGAAGGATCATATTCTTACAACCACGACAACGAGATCGGCGGTATTGTCGGAAGGTATACAGTTCGTACGTATCGAGATCCGGACAACCCGTTTATTGAAGTTATACCGGAGCCCGGCGCCAATCCGAAAGAGCTTGGGTACTATGAAAGAATCACCCACGGTACCATATCCGATGATGAGTACGTTCTGACCGATGACACGACCGTCGTCAGCGGAAAAAAGTATTATCTGCCAAATGATGTCGAAGAGGTTATTTTTGATTCCGGCGGCGGATACAAGCTTATGCAGGATGGTGTGGAATACGGCCTATACACTAACCGCGACGGCACAACAGAACTGACAGGCGGAATTGTTGTCAATAAGATCAACGACAATGGCGATACAGAGACTAAAATTCTCGGCAAGCATATCGTGGTCGGAAACGGTCAGACATCCCAGACGCTGGAGCAGTTCAGGAATGACGCTGCAAATCAGGAAGGCGTGTTCGCACAGTATAAGACTGACGTACCAACCATTCATACCGGAAGCGAGCAGCCTACAGATGCCAAAGAAGGCGAACTGTGGCTGAAGGATGCTCCAGCCAGAACGTGGGAAGACGCAGAAGACGCGCTGACATGGGTTGACGATCCCGAATACAACTGGAACGAATTAGGCGGTTCTATTTTGTATGAATATACGTATGCTCGTGTAGCGCAGCCTAAAGGTAATCCTAAGCAAAAAGGATATTACGAAAAAGACGGCGACGGCAAATACATTCTGACCAAGGATACGAGTGTTGTTTCGGGAAAAAGCTACTACGCACTTGACTGGGTTGAGAAAATCAACGAAGCAACGCTTGCACAGGACGCCTACGTTTCTGATACCTCTGCGGGATTACACAGAATCTATGCTCAGGTTACGAAAAATGGCGAAGAGGCCCACGCCTACAGGTCAGAGTGGCAGCAGACCGCCTCCATGTTGTGGAACGACATGGAAGACAGAGCGCAGGAACTTGGGAGCCGGATAGAACAGTCCACGACAGAGATCCGTACGGAAGTCCATGCGGCGAAATCCTCACTGTATTCAGAGATCAAGCAGACTGCTACCAACATTGCGCACCATGTAGCGGATGAGAAGAGGTCAATTTACTCGCACATCGAGCAAACGGCATCGTCCATCAATTCGTCCGTTGCGGATCTTGAGCGCGGCATGTACTCCAACATTCGACAGACTGCCAGCGAGATCAGAGCGCATGTCAAGGATGTCAAGGAAGGGCTGGAGTCAACACTCACACAGACCGCAAGCGAGATCCGATCCGAAGTCAAGGATACCAAGAACGGGCTGGAATCTGAAATCAGTCAGACCGCCGGCGAAATTAGAGCACGAGTAACCAGTGTTGACGAGAACAACCAGAAGCTCGAAGGACGGCTGGACATTCAGGATAGTGAAGTTTCTCTGTTGGTCGGAAACAAGGATGGTCGTCCAAAAAGGGTTTATGCTTCACGCAGTGATTTTCCGGAAACCGGAAGCACGTCATACCTGTATTACGATAAATCTACAAAAAAGTATTACGAGTGGAAAAACGGACAGTACGTCCAAACTGATCCCGAGGCATATATCAACGCTGCTGGTATCGTTGCACGAATCAATGAGGATAAGACAACTGATACCCAAATTTTGGGTACAAGAATTATCATAGGTGAGTTGGATGATAAGGATCTTAATAGTTGGGCAAAAGACGCAAAAGACGGCAGTGGAGTTTTTACAAAGTTTTTGACTGTCGGGACGTTAACGGCGAGTATATTGAAGAGTAAGATCGCTACTATAACTACGCTTGAAGCTAAAAACATTGAAATTTATAATGAAGATAATGGCGGTCATCTTTCATGCGGCCCAATAGATTGTGGCGCCATTGACTGTACTTCGATAGAAACAAATGCTGGGGCAATTAGTTGTGGCGATATAGATGCCGACAACGTTTCTACGAACGGGCAACAGCTTCGACTTATAGATGCAAAAATAGAAAATAATATCTTAAAAATAACAAGGTTAAAAGATGACGGGAAAACAGAAACACTGTCTTTTAGCAAGGCTACTTCACTTAGCGGTGCGTGGAGTAGCTCAGACTTGGGAAAACTCACCGTAACAGCAAGCCCACAAGGAACCACATACACGGCTCAGATTTATGTCGAAGCGAACGGGAACCCAACAAGGGCCGCACTGGGGAAAGCGCTTTTGATGCCTGTGAAAATCAGTGCATACATGAACGGTTCAGAAACCCCGTCATCAACCCGATATACAAGTGATGTGCTTGTAAACGCAACGCTTCTTTACAATGAGGGCTGGGCGGCGGCTTATGGAAAGGTGACACTACCGTCTGCTGGATCAAACTCTACAATGGTTGTCAAAACTCCTCCGTCTTCTGTTGATGGGAATGCAACAAATACGATCTATACACTGAGAGCAACCAAAAATGATGCTTATATCAGTACGTACAGTGGGGAGAGTGCCACCAATTATGCCCACATAACGCATAATCAGTACAACAACGGTTGGGCGGCGGCTTATGCAAAAGTCACGTTGCCGACAGCGGGTTCAAGCTCAACGATGGTTGTTAAAACTCCCCCATCCACCGTTGACGGGAATGCGACAAGCACCACTTATACGCTGAGAAGCACGCAAAACGATGCGTATATCAGCATATACAACGGCAATAATGTCACAAACTATGCACACATCGCGCATAACCAGTACCAAGAAGGACGAGCCGCCGGGATTATTGCCGGATGGGATGCGGCCTGTGAAAAAATCAGCAGGTTGACGAATACGATCAGAGGCCCGAAACCCACAAGCGAGAATAACGGAGCTATCGGCGGGGTGAAGAACTACTACACTGCCGCGGCGAATTACAGCCTGAACCAAGGCAGCGCCTGGGGCAAGGCAAAAGCGCAATACCGCATCGTGACACCCGGAGGAGCCGGATCATGGATTGGCGAGAAAGATTATGACGTTATCGGCGAGTATGAGATCTCCAGCAACGTCACGCTTGAGTACAGAGCAACAAATGGCTACTGGGGCTGGAACACTGAGCCGTCCGCTTCAGCGTGGATTACTTGGTCATAAAGAAAGGAGCGCACAATGAACACGTTAACCTTGGAGGATGTCCTGCGGAACACAGCCCGGAAGCTGGGAGAGATACGGATGCCTGTCCGGGAGCGAGATGCGATGCTTGCCATACAGGATTGCATCTCTGATCTGGCGGCTTGCATCGATGCCATCCAGATGCACGACAAGAAAATGCAGGAACAGACAGCGGTTCAGCCGGAAGAGGTGGAAGTAAAAGCGGAGGTGGAGGATGGACAGTCCGAGGCTTGACATCATCGTCACCCACTATAATGAGCCGTGGGAAGTCGGGGAAAAGCTATTTGCGATCCTCAACCTCCAGCGTGGCGTGGATCTGACAAGCTGGAGGGTGACGGTGGTCAATGATGGGCCTGACTGCCACATTCCTGACGAACGTTTCGCTGGCCTGAAGTATCCGCTCCGGCAGATCGACATCGAGCATGGCGGGGTGTCGGCGGCACGAAACGCAGGTTTGGATGCGGCAGAAGCAGAATGGGTTATGTTCTGTGACTTTGACGATACCTTTGCCGGGATCTACGCCATGAGAGACATCATGCACGTTCTCCCGGCGAAGGGGTACAACATGCTCCACGGGAAGCTGATGGCTGAGTATATCTCCGATGATCGGGATCTGGTTTACTATCCCAGAGAAACGCAGAAATATGTTTACTGTCATGGAAAGCTCTACAGACGGCAATTCCTTCTGGATAATGATCTCAGGTTCGACACGGAGCTGGTTTTTAACGAGGATTCAGAGTTTAATGCCATGCTGATCACCATGTGTCATTACAGCACCATTGGCGATATCAAGAGCGAGATGCCTATTTACTGCTGGATCTCCCGCAATGGTAGCGTTACCCGGTCAGGCAGAGAGGATGAAGCGGCATGGGGCCAGTTCCGGCGAAACCTCAAGATCACCGAGGCCAATAAAAAACGGGGCGAAGACCATTATTGCGGAATGATTACCCGGACGGTCTACGACACATGGTATATGGTACAGGGCAAGCGAATCAGTCAGAGTATGAAGGATCGGATCATGGAGCAATTTATTCCGTGGATCAGCGAGTCTGAACGGCTGAACAGGCTCGGAAAGGTTTCCGACACCACCATGAAGCAGATTATTGATATTGCCCGGTATGAGCTTCTGGAGCCAGACGACGTTGTTCCCGACAGCATTCGTCTTGTTCGCGGCTGGGTGGAGGCGAATCTGACAAAAATGAAAGAAGGTGCTGAATAATGGCGAGCAAAACGGAGGGTGACATGAAGTTATATCTTCCCGGAACCGGCGATCCGATACGTATTACAGAGATCAATAGTAATTTTAGAACGATCGACTCTTTTTACACGCAAGCTAAGCGAGATCTGGAGAGTTTGGACGACAAAACGACCACCATCTCAAACTCCGAGATCGACGGGCTCTTTTCGTAATAGGGAGGGTCTGAAATGTACTATTCGCTGACATTTGGCGGAAGTAAAAACACCTGGACGAACTGGAAACTGATTGCCAAGGCGCCACCAATGGTTACTCAGCCTGAACCGAAAAAAAATATGGTTGAAATTCCTGGTAGGACCTCCGGGCCGATCGATCTCAGCTCGGCTGTATTCGGCCATCTTACTTATCCGCGGATTACCGGTTCGTGGGAGTTTGTATGTAAGGAAACCAGCTTAACGACCAGATTCGACACCTACGAAGCAGTCCGAAAATGGCTACACGGAAGAACGACGACCGTGGCGACAGAAGACGACCCGGATCATTATTTTAAAGGACTGTTTACGGTTGGCGAACCTAAAAGTAAAGAAAACGCCGTTGAGATTACAATAAAGTATGATCTTGAGCCGGTTCGATATAACAAGGACGGAACTGAGGACACGAATTGGCGTAACCGATAAGGAGGAATCAGAAATGGGCATTACGGGACAGCAGATGGCCGCTCAGGCCGAAATTGCCTATGCCGAAAAATGGGGCTACATTTGGGCAACGGCCGGAGAAAAGTGGACCGAAAAGAAGCAGCGGGAGCTTGAAGCTAAATACAGAAGCGACCCGTCTAAATATGCCGATTATGCTCAAGGCGCAGCGCATGGAAGCAAATGGATCGGCCAGATGGTCACAGACTGCAGCGGGCTGGTCAAATGGGCAGCGGTAAAATGCGGCCTGAAAGGTATTTATCATGGCAGCAACAGCATCTTCAACAGGAACTGCAAGAAGATTATGAAGATCAAAAAGGGTTCCAAAATTCCGATCGGCGCCATGATCTTTACTGGAAAAGAATCCGGGCAGCACAATCATATCGGCATTCTAACGTCCCCCACATGCGTTACAGAAGCTCATGGCACGATCAAGGGCGTCGTGCATACCCCATTGTCCAACAAAAAGTGGACGTATTGGGGATTGCTTAAAGGCGTTGACTACGAAGATCCGGCTGGCAAGGACGCCATTCCGGACGAGGTGACCATCCCAGTCCATACGACGGTAACGCTTCCGACGCTTCGAAAGGGCGCTAAGGGCAGTGACGTTGAGTTTTTGCAGGGGCTGCTGATCGCTGACGGCGAAGGGCTTTCGAAGTACGGAATCGACGGAGATTTCGGGAACGAGACACTGAGGGCTGTTAAGAGCTATCAGAAGAAGCACGGACTTGTAGCCGACGGAATCGTCGGGCCGAAGACCTGGACAGAACTGACGAAATAGGAGGAATCGGTTATGCTCAGATTTCTGATCGGCATACCTGTAGGAGCCCTAAGGAGGTAATAAAAAATGCCAACTGTAGAAGGATTCACGCCCGGAGTAGCGTGGACAACGCTTTATGGAATTGTTGCCATGGGGCTGCTGTTTCTGATCGGATATCGGGTGTATGATGCGATTCATACTATTCTGAGCAGACGGAAACAGCAGCGCCAGGCAGCTCAGCCCGACTTTGCCGAGGAGGTGAGTCGGAAGGTGATCGAGAAGCTGGAGCCAAGGTTTGCCAAGATCGAAGAAAACCTGGACAAGGACAAGAACCGGCTGGACGCACACGAAAGCGTTCTGGCCGGGATGCGGGACGGACAGAAAGAAATCCGGGAAGGATTAAGCGCCATTTGCAAATTTATGCTGGTTATCGGTACATACGGTGAATTCCAGGACAACGAGAAGGTCCGGGACGCCAACGCTGAGCTGCAGAAATATCTGGCGGAAAAGCTTTGAGGAGGAACGGCAAAATGAAAGTCAACTGGACAGTACGTTTTAAGAATAAGACCTGGCTGAGCATGTTTCTGAGTCTGATCATCGGATTTATATTTAATCTGCTGAAGATGTTCGACGTAGCCCCCGTCATTACGGAGAGCCAGGTTCTGAATATCGTCAGCCAGATGCTCACTCTGCTGGGTCTGTTCGGCGTAGTTGTTGATCCGACAACGGCCGGAATCGGGGACAGCGACCGGGCTATGAACTACAAAGAGCCCTGGTCTGACGAGCACGCGGTTACGAATGCTATTGAAGACGCCCCTGACCCGGAAGAAGGGACTGTCATTGTGGATCAGAGCGAATCCGAACCCAAAGAATAAGCGGGTTCCGGACAGATCGTCGGCCAGGGGACAGTGAGGTGATAGATATTGGCTTTTTTAGATTTAACTGGATTGCAACGGTATCACGGGAAGATTAAGAATTGGGTCACCGGGCGATTCGCCAACACTTTGGACAAAACGGAATCAGGATATGCTCTGGATGCCAGACAAGGTACTCAGCTGAAGGTCTACCGTAAGAATTGCGGAACCATCAGCGAACTACCAGCAACGATCGACGATACCAACATTACGAATGATATGGTAGTTGTGCACAGCGTGCTTGGGACACCTGCCGCACAAGTCGGCAACTGGACGGTGACAACCAGTAACGGGAGCCTGACTATTTCCGGAACCATTGACGGAAGCACGACAGTAACACTTTATCTTGCGAGAGGGAGGGGTTAAACATGGAGACAAAGTTTTTTCTGCACCAGATCAAGAGGACGGACGGTCTGTATGACAAGGGCATCGTTGTGAAGGACAGTTATGAGGCGGCGAAGCAGAGCTATCACGCCTATCTTGGGGCTTATGCCTACGGGCAGAACGCTAAGACCGACTATGTCAGCGTTGCGATCACCAACATGGCTGGCGTTGTCCTGATGGGCGAAACGTGGAACGGCATCACCGGGAGCGAAGAGCCTGAAGAGTAAGAGGTGATACGATGGCAACGAGCATCATTCCTGCGCTGAACACGGCGTACAGGGGCCGACACACGCTCCCGGACGGAACTGACCTTAACGAAGTATTTGAGCATGGTCTATATGCGCTTTCGTCAAACTACACTTATTCGAACATGCCGTCAACAAAGTGCTATTATCTTTTTGTGGGCAGAATGGGAACCGGAACCATTGGTATGCAACTTGCTTTCTATACCACAAAGGTCTTTTTCCGTGTACGAACAGGCGCCACTTCTTGGAGCGACTGGCATGTGTTCGGTTCAGATTGGGGCGTAAGAAGACCCGAGATCGTAATCCCGGCAAACTCTGATTTTAATAGCTACAGAACGCCGGGATCATACAGAGTTACAAGTACCGAGGACATGAAAACCATGGCAAATGTGCCGTTCGATGGTACTCCATGCCGGTTGGATGTTTTCCAGACGGCCGGAGACGGTACTGACTATGTTAAACAGGTTTGTTGGGCATATTCAGCCGAAAGCATTTTCATCCGGACGAAATTTTCTTCTGGATGGACGGAATGGGTAAATTTGCTTCATCCGTATAGGTATCGCGCAAACGGAACAATAAACGGTACGTCCTATGGTGGTTTTGGCTGGGTGACAACTGATGGCACGCAGTTATCATTTTTCATGCCTTGCGTAACAACGAACGGGGCATCCTTTAACTCCATTACATCTGCAAAGATTCAGATCCGCAAGCCGACAGGTGGGTATGTGATTTCAAGTGGGTTTGATATAGCGCAATACATTACGTCCAAAACCATCAATTCCCAAGGTTTTTATATTACAGCGATCAAGTCGGACGGATGGGGTGTTACTAACAACGTTCCAATTGTCGGGGCTATAGTGCTAACTGCAGAAATTGCGTAAAGGAGCCCGCCAATTTACTCGCTTGTTGCAAGGATAAAGAGGTGATAACCGATGACGATTGAGTTTGCCCGCGGCGACAGCTACGCTGTCGGTTTTAAGCTGCGGGAAAAAGGCAGTGGTACGACCATCGACGAAGAGTTCGACGAAATCTACTTCACTGTCAAAAGGGTTTACACGGATAAGGAATATAAACTTCAGAAAACGCTGACAGGCGGCGGGATTACCAGCGATGGCGAAGGTCATTATACGCTGATATTTTCACCGGAGGATACAGCAACCATGCCGTTCGGAAGATATGACATCGACCTGGAGTTTGATCGCGGAGATAATTTTGTTAAGACGTTTGCCGGCGAGCTGAATCTGACTAAGGAAACAACCCATTCTACTAACAAGGGGTGATCTGGCAGATGGATAACGTTGAACAGATGATCCTCGAAATGGATACCGGGCAGGAACTGGATTTGGTTATGGATGGCGGAAATGATCTGGAGCTCTTTATGAGCGATCCTGCGGTCTATGGAACCGGCGATTATGAAAAGTTAAAGAATCTTCCGAAAATTAACGGCGTCACAATTATCGGCGACGTTCCGTTGTCAAGAATTATGGATGGCGAAGTTCTCGTATGGTCGGGAATGACGGCCATAGAGAGGGTTGGTGTCGGCGAATGATTAACATCAAAGCGGTCATGAGTGCGCCGCATGACACCACGGCCAACTGGAATGTGTTTCGAACGTTTATTCCCAAAAAAGGAGAGATTATCGTTTATTCCGATTATGAGACGGTTACCGACGAACACGGAGAAACGAAGAACCTTCCGGGAATCAAAATAGGAGACGGACTGGCCTATCTGGTCGATCTGCCATTTATTGGACAGGCGGAACGGGACACTATTATACAGCGGCTGGATGCTCATATCAACAATACTTCAATTCATATTACAGACGCTGAACGCCAGAGATGGAATGATAAGCTGGATGACGCATATCTTTTCGGGGACGAGACACTCGTTATTACCCGGAACGATATTTAGGACATTGAATCAGGAGGAATAGCCACATGGCTGAGATTAGTAAAATTACACTGCCTTCCGGTACTACATATGACATAAAGGACGCAACTGCCCGTGCGGCTATTGCCGGAGGAACAACGTTTCTTGGCATTACGACAACCGCTCTGACGGATGGGGCAACAACCGCGTCTATCGTGATTGACGGTCAGACAGTCTCCGCCGTTAACGGTGGTATTGCTATTTACAACAATAAGGAATTTATTTATGCCAGCTCCGACAGCAAGTGGCACGAGATTGGCGATACGACCAATCTCGGCGCCCTGGCGTGGAAGGATTCTGCTTCCGGATCCTATCAGCCGGCCGGTACGGTTTCGGCCCCAACCTTCAGTGGCACGGCATCAAACGTGACCATCACGACCGCCAGCAACGAAAACGGAAACTATCAGCCTTCGGGCACGGTCAGCAAGCCGACTTTCTCCGGAACAACTTCGACGTTCACTGGGAAGTTCAAGCCAGATGGCACCGTGACCGTAACGAACAAAAGCTCTACCAATAAGACCGCAACTGTTAGTCCAGCCAGCAGCGGCACTGTTACTTACACGCCGGATGGTACGGTTTCTGCGCCAACGTTTACTGGAACACAGGCGACCATTAACAGTTCTGCAACCTACAAGCCAAAAGGCAACATTTCGGTGACCACCAAGACAGCATCCGTGACTTTTGACATTGACACTACCGATGTGCCGGCATCTGAGCAGAATTACAAACCGGACGGGGTAGTCTCCCCGCCGACGATTAGTGTAAAGACAGCAGGCACAACCACGACGATCAAAAATCCGACAAGTGTTAATGTCGCAAAATCAGTTGTAGCAGTTGCCCCCGGCGCAACTGCTCCGGCTAATGCTGTGACTTATTATAACGTTACAGGTGAGACATTGAGCCTGTATCAGCTCGGCTATACGACTGGCGCTTCCATCACAACGTCCAACGTAACAGTAAAGACGGGAGATGCGGCCTATCAGGCAGGAACTCCGCAATTTGTAGGTATCGGGGTTAAGATTGGAGGATCCTATAAAGAAGCCATAGGTGCGAATTTTAACGGAACTGAAGAGACTATTTCAAGTTCAGCAACTTATAAGCCGGCCGGTACCAACAGCGCTCCATCTTTCTCTGGCACGGGCGTTCGGCTGGTTACCGGAAACATCCCTGTTCCGAACGAGTACACAGCGGCATTCTCCGGAACGGAGGGAGATGTCAGCGTGTCCGGCAAGCCCAACGGAAGTGTATCCCAGCCGACCTTCGAAGGCACCAAAGTACAGATTTCCGGTACGACCACCGCAGAAGGTACCGTCAGCGCGCCGACGTTCGCCGGTACAACCGCTACGATCACTGTCTCCTGATGAGCCATGCCACGCTCCCGGTTGGCTTTTTCAAAATGGAAAGGCTAGCCGGGAGCAGGCTTATGAAAGGAGCGTGAATAAATGGCAGAACTTAGCAAAATTAAAGTACCGGACGGAACCGTATACGATATTAAGGATGCTGTTGCCAGGGCATATCACGAACCGATCGATATTCGGACCTATACGAATGTAATCGCTACGTCAAACGATAATGTTGGCGCAGGATTCTTTTATCTGAAAGTCACACCAGACGATTATTATTACTCCAGATGGAGAGTAAAGGTTCGGGTTAAAGCGACTGTCGATGGAACTGGTGCACAGCAATATTACGACACCGATACGATTTTCCATGTCTGGGGGTCTCAAGCTACTGTATATGGATATATTTGTGAAAACAGGATACTGAACACGTCATATCGTCCAATCTATTATAATAGCGTATTCCTGACAAACGCAACAGGATACACCAACGGATGCTCTCATTGGATTGGCTTTAATCTGTGGTATTCCGGGAATCCTACAAGTACAAGTTATTACAGAAATGTGGAAGTTGAGCTGCTTGAATACGATGAATGCGAGGCAGAACTTCAAGACAGTTTAATCACGCCGACCAACATTCCAAATCGGGCAAGTCATACGAACTGGTACACGTCGACCAATACCTCTTTTTCTAACTATGATGCCTGTACGAGTGGCATCAGACAAAGCGGCGATTCAAACACAACTAGCATTCATGCGTTGATGAGAAACAGCGGCAATTATATCGCGGACAGCGCATTATATAGGTATCAACTGCTGTTTCATGTGGACGAAGACAGGCTTACCCCGCTTAATAATGTTAATAATGGATATAGCAGCACTACCAAGCCCATGCTGACGAATGTGGAGTTCGATCCTTTTAAACCCATCCATTATTACGGAACAACGACAACGGTGTCGGCAAATTCTTCGATCGGCGCAGGGGCTTTATACTGGCATTATGCGGGAGTTGACCTGCGGTACATATTTAACATGACGACCAGTTCGCTTACAGCGCATAAACCTCTATACCTTGTCGTTACGCCGACGACTGGGGGTATGTGCAAACTTGCCAGTGCAACACCGTGGTCTCAGGCATTACCGAGTACAAATGACGGAAACTGGTATATTCTACTCGGCCGTACATATAGCGGGTACCAAATGACGTTGTATGAAGAACATCCTATATACGTGCATGATGGGACGGCTGTACGAGAGATTCTTCCACAGACAGCGCTGGCAACGAATGGCTTTGCTGGTCTAATGAGCTCCACCGATAAGACAAAGCTCGATGGCGTCGCTGCCGGGGCTACAGCCAATGTCGGGACAATCACCGGAATCAAAATGAACGGATCTATCGTTGGGGAATCTGGCATAGTCGATCTCGGCAATATCCCACAGACGGAATATGACTCGATTACGGATGCACAGATAGACGCTTTATTCGAATGACAATTATATTCTCGGGGAGGGGTCGTACGGCGGCCTCTCCCGATTTATCTTTGATCAAAGATGACACGCCGAAAAAGGCATTCATTTTATGGAGGAAACTATAATGACACTCAAGCAGTTAAAAGGCGTTGTAGATCAGCTTCTGAACGAAGGGGCTGATCCAGGCGCCGAAATATACGACAGTGATCACCACTTTTTGGAAGAGATTTCGTATGCTGACATTGACTACGAAACCAACGGAAAGGGTGTTTATCTGGTCTTTTCGGAAGAAGTCGACGGAGGAGCTTGCGACAGCGATGATGCATGTGAATTCGACTTCGATTAACTATTATATTTTGCAAGGAGATGATCCAACGTGGCTAAGCTGAAGCCCGAGCAGATCGTGGAGGACGCGATGTATGCTCTAAACAGCGGATGGGGTCATATCCGTGGAAAAACAGGCCAGGTCTGGACTGAAGAAGACCAAAAAGCCGCGGAGAACGCTCAGAACGGCTGTGAACAGACAAAGCTATACGGCAGGAAATGGATCGGCCAGAGAGTTGCGGACAGCTGCGGACTTCTCTCCTGGATATTTTATCGCCACGGAGGATACATGCCCCACGGATGCAACAGTATCTATAATCGATACTGTGATCAGAAAGGCGAACTGAAAGACGCTGAGGTCCTTCGGCCGGGGTGCCTCGTTTTCAAGCGGAATGAAAAATACGAAAACCCCATTTATCACGTAGGAATTTATGTCGGAGACGGAAAGGTTGTCGAATCCCACGGAACGGCCAAGGGCGTCATACAAAGCACCCTGTTCGGATGGAGTCATTACGGATATCCGAAGGGGGTTGAATGGTAAGTGGGTATGGACAATTACGATACGTGGTTAAAAGTAGGCGGAAGTTTTCGATGTGGATGCTGCCTCAGGATGCCAACATTTGTCGATATTCGGGATCTGAAGGTCTGCCCGCATTGTCAGCATATAATGAACTGGTATGAAACAGATCACGGGTTACTCCCCATGAGGAACCAGGAAGGAGAAGATCGGCATGAAGAAGAGTAAAAACCCCTACCCAATCAGCATGGGTGACGAAAGCGAGATTGTGAAAGACATTCAGGAGAGACTGGCCCTGCTCGGCAGCAAGGTGCAGGCAACCGGTAAATTCGGCATCGGGATGCTGAGCGCCGTGAAGAGCTGGCAGAGGAAGAACAAGCTCCAGGTGACGGGCAACGTCAGCGCGTTCCAGTACAACAAGCTGATCACGATGACCGATCCGCTAAAGAAACCGGCTAAGAAATCCAGGCGAAAGGCCTGACACGTAACTTATATTCTGACTCGGGGCGGCCGATCGACGCTGCCCCGGTCTTCTTTTGGAGGTTGACGTTAAGATGATTATATTCTACACTGATGCCGAGCACCTTGACAACTATAGATCTCCTCAGACGGAAGGGGAAAAGAAAATGGACGACAATATGACCGTCATGGAATTTATAGAAGTATGGCTGGAAACCTTCAAGAAAAATTCAGTAAAGACTGCCTCATTCGAACGACTGGTAACGTCGAAAAAGTCGCTTGCCAATTACGAGATCGCAGAGAAAAAGATCGGTGACATCAACTTCTTTGATATTCAGAGGTATGTTAATCAGCTCGTGGAAGACGGATACAGCCTGAGCAATATCAAAAAACAGCTGAGGATCGTTACTTCCCCACTGAAACTGGCTGCGGCCATGAAAATAATCAGGGCTGATCCGTCGATCGGCGTTAAGCTTCCGAACGAAACCAAAGTAAAAAAGCCGACGAAGGAAGTCGTCGCCTATACGAACGATGAACAGGAACGGCTGTTTAAGCGCGTTGCCGTCAGTCCGATGAACGCCGGGTACATGGGAATTCTCTTCATGATCGAAACAGGGCTCAGGAGCGGGGAACTGCTGGCGTTGAAGTGGAAGGACGTCGAGCTGGATCGAAGCCGGCTGCATGTTCACGCGACCATACTAAATCCGATGAGCAACGTAAAAGCAGTCTATCAGGACTCGCCGAAGACCAAATGCAGTAACCGGATCGTTCCGCTGACGCCAAAAGCAAAGGCCATTTTGAAGAGACTGATAGAGGACCGGCAGACAGAATGGGTCTTCGAGGACAAGGGGAAGCGCTACAGCTATAAGCAGCTGATGTACCAGACAAAAAAGTTATGTCGGGAAGCCGGTGTAACCTACTATGGCGAGCATGTGTTTCGGCATACCTTTGCGACAAACTGCTACTACAAAGGAATCGACGTGAAGATTCTGAGTAGGCTGATGGGCCACAGCAGTGTCAGCGTGACGTACAACACGTACATCAATCTGTACGGCGACGGCTTCGACGAAATGTACGCTGCGCTTTGCCTGTAAAACTAGGATAAAGGTCTTTTGGGCAAAAATGAAAAATCTGCGTCCCGCCACCACGCTGAAACGCAGATAAATCAAGGAAACCAGAGGTGCCATCCAGATTCGAACTGGAGAATAAAGGTTTTGCAGACCCAAAAGAAAAAATCGCGGAAAATACCGAGGAGATCTATAGATTGTTTTATAGAGGATTTGGTGCTATTTGTCAACCAAATTTTCCATAAAGCAATCAAAATTATATTCTGGAGGTTACTGTAATGAAGAAGGTCTGGGTATGTGTGTTTGTGCTGCTGTCTATTGCTTGGCTCGGCATTATATTTTTCGGTAATAAGCTGGGGCTAAGCGAGAAGTGGCTATGGGCGATCCAATCTGGTATATGGATCGGCGTAGCTATATCCTTCGTCTGCGTGCTCACCGCAAACAGTCGTACGGACGGGGATCTTGTGGCCGGCGCGGAAGATGAAGATGGGCTCGTGTTCGCTCTAAGTACACCAATCGAAGAGCTCGTACAGAAAGACATTGTTATATTTCACGTAGTAAAGGAGAAAAAACAGAAATGAGTAGGTATAAATGTGCGAAAGAAGACTTCGTAGAACGGCTGAAACTCGCGGCTCAGGAAGTTATCGATAATGCTGAGGACATCGTAGGAAGTCACGATCTTATGAGCCAGGTCGAAGTAACTATCACGATCGACACGATTAGGGATTCTCTGAACGACCCTGAAATTCGAGTGAACAAGAGCTTTTATTCAGACAGCATCAAAGCTTATTTGTTCGAAGATTGGAAAAAGGGGTGAGCACGTTTGCTGCATGAAGTCAATTTTCATGAATGGTGCCCGAAGTGTGAGCACTTTAAGCTGGCGGAAAGAGAAGATCCCTGCCATGACTGCCTGAATGAGCCTGTGAATGATGACAGTCGGAAACCGTTCATGTTCAAGGCTGCTGACGGAAAAGGAGATAAAAACGATGAAACATGGAGATTTTGTAGACGTACACTTTCCGGACGGTTGCCTGATAGGTAAACTCATATCAGACGAAGGCGAAACTGTAACAGTGGAATTCGACAACGGAATATGTTACGGGATACCGAAGTCAAATGTAACTTTATGGGTTGCGAAACCAGAATCTCAGTGATTTAAAACGGATATTCCTGGAGGTGCGAAATGGGACGCATTGTTGTTATTGAAAAAAATGAAGCTGGGAAGGTCGAGCTGACCAAGGAAGAACTGCAAAAGATGCTGGATGATGCTTACAATCAGGGGTACGCAGACGGCAATAGATCGACTACGGTCACTTACCCTTACTGGCCTTACACTGTGCTAACGAACGATCCATGTTCTATTAGCAGTAAAGACTACGTGACTATAACTTGCCAATCGTAACAAAAAGAAGAGGTTTCGCTGAAAAAGCGGGCCTCTTATTTTTTTCAAATCGAAAAAATCCCGGGAGGGAAAATTTGGAAAAATGTTTTGATATTCGCTGAATTTACACCTTTCTTGGTGGAAAGGAGATGAGCAGATGGACGAACTGATCAAGAAGCTTGACGAATTCTTTAGCGATCCGAACAATTTCGACGAGGAGGGTGATGCCCGTGATGATGCGAGTGATATTAGCGGCGACGTTTACGATACGTTGGTGCGCGACAACATTGGCGTACCATATTCAAAAATCGCGTACATGGATGATCATGGGTACGAAGTAGTATGCCTCGAGCGGGATTCGTTCGGATGGTTGCTGGGAGGGATCAGCAAAGTGGTCGACGGACAGCGTCGGTTGCTCACTTTCGGATGATTCCTGATTGGCTTCGCGGAAACGCGCGGCCTTTTATTTTTTTGCCCAAAAGTCACACCTCGCGTAAATTACTACCCTCTTAATGGAGGAGACACCCTACCAAATTTAAGGAGGAAACACAAATGTCAATTTTTAGAAAAAAAGAAGAAACAAAAAAGTATAGTTTCGAAGAAATGGTTGAACTTAGCAGAATAAGTTCCAACCTAGTCGAATGCCAAAAAATAGATCCTTACGGAAATCCGGAGTATCTGAATTTCCGTTTAGAACTAATTGATGAAGCACAAGCTAGGTGGAATCGTTTTGCTGCTATACATCCAGAATTCGAAGAGGTACCTATGCTGAAGATGAATCTGGAGATTCTGAAAATGCAAAGAAAAACTTTAATGTGCAGACTCGAAATGATGGCAAAGGAGGGGCGGGCGTAAGCCACCCTCTTCTTTTTTCGCCGAAATTACACGTATCTTAATGGAGATATAATGTGCGGTATAAACGCAGTGGAGGCTCCCTCGTGGAGGGATAGTTAGCCACGATACAATCGTCTAATGGTAGGACACCGGGCGATTCCGGAGACGTAGGTTCGAAGCCTACAGACATTATATTTTTTTCGCCGATTTTACACCTGTCATGATGGAGGTGACAGATATGAATTATTGGGTCGAAGAAAAGAGCGATTTTGATGGACTTTGGGAATTGGTTATGGTGTTCGAGTTTAAAGAAAACGCAGAAGAGTTTATTCGGCGGGTGTGCGAAGACGGACCAATATCTATAGATTCGTTAAGAATCGTTAACGTGAAAAATGGCGAAATAACATGTCTGAGTTAATATCCAAAAAGCGGTCGAAACGGACCGCTTAACTTTTTCGCCGATTTTACACCCGTCATGATGGAGGTGATTCACATGAAAAAACACGAGGTATGTTGGTATGAATCAGATGACGGAAAAATGTTTATGGACGAAGACAAATGTATGAACCACGAAGCTAAGATGTTATATCATCAGAGCGGAGTAAGGTTCTATGAAGACGACTGGAGTCCAATCGAATTTAAAGCCGACAACGATTACACATACAATAATGCGTACTACATTGTGATTGACCGAACCAATGAGAACAGCAAGAGGTTTGTTGATTATATGAATGACAACTTTGGCTGGTGTTTACTTAAGGATGCTTACGACATGGACGGAGATACTTTTGTACTTGAAATGACAAAAGTCACCCCGGTGTCGATACATTTGGTGTATTAACCAGTGAAAGGAGATCGTTATATTTCAACGGTCTCTTCTTTTTTTTTTTCGCGAAAAATACATACCTCTTGATGGGAACATATTACTTTACGACCAAAAAGGAGGAAAACGGTATGATGAACATCGAAGGAATGACCAAGTATCTGGAGGAAACTGGACTGGCGGAGCGCTTCAAGCATTTGAAGCCCGGCGACTCGTTTGGCGTTGAATTACCAATCGACGAAGAGAACAACAAGTGGTTACGGTTCTGGCTTTCGACTGAAGGCGAGAACGACGAGATCGACTATGTGACTCTCGACTTCGAAGGGCTAATTCGTGTCAGAGTTTGCTGTGACGAACAGAAACTAGAGGACTGGCTCAACAACAGTGGAATCCTGGAGCTTGCGAAACTGGCCGACGAAGCTCAGGCCGAGACCGAAAAGGCGGAGACTAAGGAATGACCCAATTAGCGGAGACGTTGCGAAAGCAGCTCTCTGCTTTTCTTTTTCGCCGATTATACACGGTTCTTAATGGAGGTGATATGAATGATCACGGGAAAGGACAAGATGAAAGTTAAATGTTACAAGGGAGCATTAGAGCAATCAAAGCATAATTTCGAACGAATAGCAAAAGATCTGAAGTTGGTGATCGATGCACTTGACAAAGATGGTATAAACATCTGCGGAGAGCCGTATTGGATGCTGGCTTACGATCATGGGTCTTGCGAAGAAATGGCACGAATATGCGGAAATGAACTTGAACAGGGCTAATCGGCCCTTTTCTTTTTTATTCGCGAAAAATACATACCTCTTGATGGAGAGCCGGCCTATCTTAAGGCAAAGGAGGTTAAAAGAGATTATCTGGCGATCATGTGAAGGGAGATAACCCGAAGTAGCGGTATGCGCAACCGCGAAACGGACGATTCTCCCGTTTCTTTTTCTTTCAAACGAACAAGAAAGGAGGAAACGGTATGTGGAAGGACTTAAAAATGATTCTGAGCGTCGGCCTGGCGTATTTACTTTGGCCGTTTATGGCCATTGAGCTTGGTCTGGCCATAATCAAGGACACGGCTGCTGGCGTGATTCCTGATAAAGGTGCTCGCGACCACTATGCTTCAGAGAAACTTATGAACTGCAGAGTCCTTCGGTTCTGCTTCAGGATGTTCCATTCGAATGTGGAGACGGACGAAATTATCAGAGAACATTCCGAAAGGCGAAACAAACGCGGTTTCTGATTATATTTAAAGGAGGAAAGCGGCAATGAATGACGTGCGGGACGGCTTAATCGAGGATCTGCGGGTGACATCGTTCCGGGGAAATCTTCCGGAATTCAGCATGGGGGAACTGAAGTACATGTTCAGGATTATTCAGACGAAACCAATGATCAGATACTATGGCGCAAACCGGGCGAAGCAATACAAACAAGCTATCTATGATCGGCTGGTAAGCCGCAAAATTCGTGGAATCGAGTGCGAAGTATGGCAGTAAGCAAAAAGCAGATCTCAGCAACCGTTATGCCGGAGATAGCTCCAAGAATTGAAACCTGGCTGATGGGACGTAATGTTTACTACGAGGTGGAACCGATCAAAAACGGAGCCCGGCTGAAGATCATCGCCTGCTTCCCTGCCGGTGATTACGGTGAACACCGGGCAGAGATGTACGAACGTTTTCTCGACAGAATTAAACGTAAATAAGGAGGAACCAACTATGCCAAATTGGGCCACAGGAACGATTAAAATTCGCGGAACCAGAGAAAATATTCTGAAGTTTTGTCAGGAAGAGCTGAGTGAACGAGCAAGCACTAAAGATGAAGAAGCTAGACGTGTCGAATGGGAGCTCGATCTTGCTGATTCGGATTACGATCATGGCGATCTCATAGCTACCGTGCATAATGATCCGAGTCTGTGCATCTGGTTCAAGGACAGCAGAAGAAACTTTATTGAAATGGACACCGAGGTTCCGTACTATTGGGATATGGAAAACGACGGGGAAACTTATGCCACGACTTTCACGTTTTACAAGCTTCCAAAAGAATCGGATTACTGCATTGTTTTCCCATTTATGGCCGCATGGGGCGTTGACGAGGACTACTATGCCGAGATAAGCAAAAAATACAAACTCTCCTTCAGAGTTTATACCGTTGAGCAGGGTATGGGATTCTTTTCGGAGTTTATTGCCGAGAATGGAGAAGTAACGTTCCTTTCTTCCGGGCCTAATATGGAGAAAGAATGGAGCCCCTCAAATACGTACGGACAGTTCGTTTGGGAATGCCCCTTCCCGTTTCTTGGAGGTTAACGATGATCTCGCGAAAAAAGCATCCCTCTTAATGGAAATACAAACGAATAAAAGGAGGTTGCTAACTATGGCAAAGGAAAGATTCAAGTTTTATCTGGCGATGGATCAGGAAGCCCCCAAAGACGAGAAGAGATTCCAGGAGAGTATGACGGCGGCATACGTGAACGGAATCGAGCCGATCGAGTATCGTGAAGATACGGTGCTCGATACTCGAGACAACACGGTCGTAAAAACGATCATCCTGCTGAAATGTACGGAGCGTTGGAACGGGGCATCAAAGCGGTTCTTCAAGAAGGCAAAATTTGAGTACCTGAACCAGAAGGTAGACGGACTGCCTGTGTTCGGATGAGATTCCAAAAAGCGGAGACGCGGCAAATGCTGCTCTCTGCTTTCTTTTTTTCAAAAATGTCACATCCGGTTACTAATTCGCCGAAATTACCATCATCTTTATGGAGAGACTCTATATATTTTAAAGGAGTGAGGATGATGGAACTTAATGCCGTTATTATTGTAAGTATGATTATATTTACTTTGATTGGTGGAGGAATTGTAACACTCGAACAAAAAATAGAAGAACTCAAAAGAGAAAGAAAAAGAAAGGATTACTGGTATCGGGTATAATGCTCGGTACCTTTATTTTTCAACGCTTCGCGTAAATTACCGGCCTCTTTATGGGAAGGTACGGAAAGTACCTCATAACGAAAGGAGACTGGAAAAATGGAATTTAAATTCAAGTTTGACAATTTGGACGAGCTGAATGCGTGGTTCGACTTCTGCTGCACGCGTTGCGCAATGTGCAATCGCGAATACGGCAAAGTGGACCCCTGCTCGACCTGCAAGGCAAACAAGGTTTATGAAACCAGAAGAAAGGAAATCGAAGAAGGAGGCAAGTAATTCCCAAAAGCGGATGCGCTGCAAATGCAGCCATCTGCTTTTCTTCGCGGAAAATACATCTCTCTTAATGGCAAGGTTTATATCTACTGAAAAGGAGGAATGCATTATGTGGTTGGCAAGATTTTTGCTTGACGTGGTGGTCTGCATCGGCATCCTTGCGGCAATACCAAAGCTGCTTGGCACCGGGGTGGATCTGATCGGACGGATTGCAGGCTCAATCAACTGTATGGTACGAAAATTATTCAGGTTGGATGACGACCGTGCCTGGGGAATGGACAAGAAAAACAACGAGTACAAGAGTAATTTCTGAAGACTCGGAGGGCTTCTTGTCCTCCCCTTTTTCGCGGAAATTACATGCCTCCTAATGGTAGAGACTATATTATTTTTAGGAGGTATCGGTATGAACATGATTATCTTTGTGGTTTCTGTGGCGGCAGCTATTGCGCTTGGAACAGTCGGAAGCTATATCTTAATGATGAAGCTTTTGACTTCCAAGAAAGGGAAAAAAGCTGTGATCGACTACAGCAAGGAGTTGTCAGATGTCACATACGAACTTGTTAAGGCTAACATGGCCGACACCAAAAAATGGACGGAACTGATGACTGGAGCGGCGTTCGAAGAAGAATGACCGCTGGCGGACACAGTTCCGCCTTTTTTCTTTTCCAATCGACTGAAAGGGGAAAAAGAATGAGCAAGAAGTTTTATGCGATCTTTCACGGCTACGATACGGACGGAGGATTTGGAGACGCCATTCCTCAGGAAACAATGATGGGCATCGTCGAGGCGACTGAAGAAGAGATCGAAGCGTTCATTAAGAAATGGGACAAGCCTGTCGTTTATGATCATCCTTATGACGATCTGTGCTGTCACAACGTTCGGGCTGAAGAGATCAAGATCTGCGATCTTAACACGCTGAATCCGTACGGCAAACGAGATTATTACGGCCTTTGGGCCAAGATGTATGAGTTTGGAGAAGCTTTCAAGGCCCAGCACGGTGATAACTGGAATCAATCTGATAAGCATGATGAGCTTTATGAGCTTTACTCCAACGGTCTGGAAGAAATCCGAAGGAAACATGCGGAGGAGCATAATGAATCGATCTGATATTTGTCCGAGCTGCAGGAAGCAGCTGAGATGGTCGCCGCCGGATCGAATTGGTTTTGAAGCCGGCTTTTATTATTGCCCGAAGTGCAAATACAAGCGGTACGAAGGATGTGAGCGGAACATCTGGAACTTCCGAATTCGGAAAGGAAAAAGAGGATGATAAAACGTGCCGAAGAAGCAAAAATGGCCGAGAGCCACTCTTTCAATGCGGTTAACAGAGTCGAGTTTCAAAGTATAGCCGAGCCTGATGATCCGTACAGGCTGCTTGCAGCGGCAGTCATCCTGCAGGCAGCAATTGACGAGATTAAAGGACAGGAAAAGTTTTACTGGGATTACGGACGTAAGGTCTGGGTCCGAAGCGGTATGTGTGACGAGGATTACCTGTTTTATGCGGATCTTGTCGGATTGAACGTTACCTACGCCGAATTTCTGGCGGGAATTTCAAAAAAGCTCAAACAAAAAATGAACCGATGCACTCCCGACGCTGCGGGAATGGTATTGGCGACGATTACAGGGAGGGAAAGATGAATATCACAACACTTGACGTACATGGAATGATGCCCGCTATGCATGCTATGAGGAACCCGATGAATAGCTGGGACCGGTCAGACACCTATATGGCTTTGAAGAAAGCGGAAGAGATGACAGATCCCGGACCGATATTCAAGATATTTGAACCGGAAGGGGTTATGGTCGGAGAAAACGACAAGACGCTGAGCATGAAACTGCAAAAGGCCGGCCCCGAGCACTGCAAGCACCTACGGATGATTATGGTGTGGGCGGATATCGAGGCGCCAAGATACTGGTGGCAGGAGTTCGACACATACCGCCAGGGCGTAGAGAAGGTCAGCTGCAGCACGATGCACAAGCTGACGAGCCAGGAGCTAACGGACGAAGACTTTGAGGTTGAAAAGAGCAACGCCTGGGCGTACAACCACATGCGGCTTGTCAAATACGATCTGAACACGATGATTCACGAATACAAAAACGAGAAAGACCCTGCGGAGAAGGAAGAAATCTGGCGCAACCTGATTCAGAACCTGCCGCAGAGTTATATTCAGAAGCGCACGGTTATGATGAGTTACGCCGCGCTGAGAAACATCGTCAGACAGCGTGAGGGGCACAAGCTGCGCGAATGGAAGACCTTCATTGACTGGGCCCGGACGCTGCCGGAAAGCTGGATGATCTTTGATGAATAACACGGTTTTCAAGCTCATTGGCATTGACGAAGACGACAACACTTTGTTCCGGTGCAGTTTCTGCGGAAACGTTATCCCGCTCGAAAGCGACGGCTCCGGAGACATCGAACTGGCCCGTTTAAGCGACACATGCCCCGAATGCGGGGCTTATATTTTTAGAATCGACCTGGACTAAGAAGGAGGAGCGTACATGTTACCTGCAGATGTGGAGATCAGACGGGTACCCGGAGAAAACATTTATGATCTGTATGTGAACGGACACTTCAAAGACTTTTATAAAACCTTCGGCGAGGCAGCGCTCGGCGCCGAAAAGGCCCTCGAAGGTTGTACGGATATTGTCCAGCAGTGGAAAGAAATGCCGCCCAAGAAAGGCAAGGTGAGACGCAGATGACAGCGCAAAAACGATTCAGGCCCACGCCGTGCCCTGACTGCGGCACGAAGCCCAGCCTGTGGGAGGTCACTTTTTTCGGATACAGGTCTCCGAAATTCAAGGTTGAATGCCCGGAATGCAAGAAAAAGACGAACTTTTATGATACGGCCCGCGGTGCCGCTTCCGCATGGGAGCGAGGGACCTATATGATTCCCAGGGAGGACCGGGAGAATCTCGACAACGACAGCATTGCGGAGCTCATGGGAAAAATCATGGAAGAAATAAATAAGGATTACCAGCGGATCGCTTCCGGGCACACCCCGTCCAGATGGGAAAGGACATATATTAAAGAACTTGAAGAATTCGTGATTGAAAATCCGTACATGCTCCCCTACGACCGGGAATACGTCGTCGAAGAGATGAGGCGGCAAGCTGAAAAAACGCGAAAAAAGCAGGCTTCTTAATGGACGGATATAAAAAAGGAGGTATTCTACAATGAGAGAAAAGAAAACCTGGTGGCCAAAACGGAAAGCTATGGCGGCACTGGACAAGAAGATTGTCGAAGTCAGCAAGAAACTTGCGGAAGCAAGCGCACTGACGGACATCCAGCGGTATCAGCATCAGCTTGATCAGCTTCTGGAATTGAGGGAGAAACTTAAAAAACCCAAAATCCCGAAGGAGGTCTGGGTTGAGGTATTGAAGATCGCGGGCATGGCGTTGGCTCTTGGCGCAGTGATCAAGTATGACAAAGATGGTCATGTGCTGCCTAATCGACTTGAAAAATGGGTACCGGGACCGAGGTTGTGATACCAAGGTCCGGCCAAAATGAACGGAGAGTTCGCAATTTGCGGGCTCTCTTTCTTTTCTGCGACTTATATTTGCGGAGGTGTTGGTATGAACGTGTATGCCGTGATTATTTCATGTGAATGCGACGATAGCTATTATCCCGATTACGACAACCTTTATTGCGTATGCTCTACGAAAGAAAAAGCAGATCGAGTCGCGGAGGCTCTAGAAAAAGAAAACAAAGGCGCAGATTCGTATATGTTCAATGGCGCACGGGTCGTGGAATATGTTCTGGATGATGCGGAGGAGCTTGAAAATGATTGAGCTTAAACTGAAGCCGTATTGCCAGCACTGCGGCGGATTTGAGGCGGAAACCAGGCATCAGGTACTTTTCAGCGGAGCGGATATTTATGAGGACTCGACGATCATTGTATGCGAAAATGCCCTGAAATGCGAGAACCTTTACAATTATATCTGCCGGAGCATGGAGGACAAAAGGCAATAAATTCGCGAAAAAAGCACGCCTCTTAGTGGGAGACCTAATATATCAAAACAAGGAGGATTCTCAGCATGGGAGAGAACGGAACGAAGAAGGTAACTGGTATTCCTGAGAACGAAACCCTGCTTCAGAAAGCGAAGCGGAAGGCCATGACGGCCGTGAACTGGGGCAAAACCCACTGGAAGGGGCTCGCGATCGGCGCGGTTGCCATCGGCGGAGGAGCATACATGCTCAGCCGGCGGGGCAGCAATGACGATGGAGAGACTGTTCCAAGCGGATATGCCCTCGGGGACGGAGAGACCGCCCGCGAGGCGATTAACAGGGTATTCGACTCGGAAACCGGCGACGGATCCGACATCGGACCCGATGACGATGAACCCGACGAAGTTGATGAATATTGATGACCCGACAAGCGGAGACGCTGTGTAAGCAGCTCTCTGCTTTTCTTTTCGACCGGGGAGGAGCGCAGAATATGCTGGTACACAAGAATGGAGACAGTGAAGATATTCTTGGCTTTATATGCGATATGTGCACCACCTTTACTTCCATGGACGTTATTCCCAACGAACACGGGGAATTTCGTTATATTTGTCCCAAGTGCGGACACAAGATGAAGGAAACGCTCGAGACGGAGACAAATGAGGAGGAAACAAAAATGGTAAATGCTTACACGGTATCGAACGCGGCGAAAAGACTTAATTGCTGCGCGTCTACAGTTGTCAGGGCGATTCAGGACGGCAGATTCCATGACTGTTTTATGGAGACCGGTTATCACGGACGGCCTGCGTGGATGATTCCCAGCGACCAGGTCGAAGAATGGGTCAGCAAAGGCGGGTTCCTTCAGACTACGAGTCCCAAAAGCAAGTTTATGAGTCGCAGCCAGGTACGGGCAGCGCTTGAGAAGGCGAAGGAAGAAGCTGCCAGCAAGCAGAAGAAAGCCAACGTTACCGGCGAGACTATTGCTAAACGCGACGCAAGCGGAAAGCCTATTGCCGGACGTTACCCCTGGGACAAAGACGAAAACGTAAGGAAGGTGTTCGATCCTGAGATCGGGAAGGACGTGCCGGTGCTGGATCTGCTGAGCGAGGAGGACCGGAAGCCTGTGCCCGAGCCTGCTCCCGCCAGGCCGATGAACGAATTCGAGAAGCGGGCTGTGCGCAGGGTCGCCGGACAGAAATATGTAAAGGTGTTGGACAGGACGACGAAGGAGAAAATGGAGGAGATCAAGATGGAGAACGTTCGCAATAAAGAGATCCTGAAGAACTTTGCTGAGGAAACACCGTTCCTTCCTGTGAATCCGGGCCCGGTGGTACGGACGGATAACGGCTTTGCCATCACCTTCCCTGCCGAGCTGATCAATGACATGGTGCAGAAGCAGCTCAAGGGCGAGATCGCCGGCCGGCTGGCTCAGCTTCGGGCAGCGTTTGACCAGATGAACGAGGAGCTGAAGAAGCTGGAGGAGGTGATCGCATGACTTTGAAGACTCTGATTGATCTGCTGAATAAGGCTGTTGACGAAGAAAAATTGAATCCAGACGGAGAAGTTGTCGCCGCCACGCTTAACGGTGCGATTCAGGCCGACGAAGAGGCCCTGATGGAACAGGTCGAAAAAGATAATAACGACGGGATGTTTTATATTTTACTGACACTCCCGGATGATCCGAAATACTACCAGGTCTTTTCCACTGTTTACAAAGAGGAGGAAGCCGAATGAAGATCTTTATCAGTCAGCCGATGAAGGGACTGACCCCCGACCAGGTTGAATTCGTGTACAAAAACGCAGTCGACGACATTCGAGGTCGGATGCCAAAGGACGTACCTATCGAGATTCTAAGCACACGCAAATACGAGCTTCCTTACGAACTGCGCAAGGGGCGCAATGAACGGATGTGCTACTGGAGCCATGCGCTGCAGGTGCTCAGCATGGCGGACGCCATCTATTTGTGCCCAGGGTGGCAAAACGCCGACGGTTGTACGGTCGAGGCGAACGTAGCCAGACTGTGCGGACTGCCAGTTCTCGGGCCGGAGGTAGCGTGATGATGACAGGCATTCGGCAGGGTCGATGCGAATTTGCCGATATGAATAACAAAAAACGGAAGATGATCTGGACCGTAGGGATCGACTATGATCTGAGGATCGACAAAAAGCACAAAATCCCGAAGTCTGATCTCTGGATGCTCAAGATTCAGATTGATGATGAAGTATGCGCCTGGTTCGACGAAGGGGGCTGGAAGAAGCGTCCTCCCCTTTTCGGCGTGGCCAGAGACGCATATAAGGTCGTACGGACATTATATTCCTGAGGAGGAAATCATAATGCATTGCTGCGTCTATCTTTTCACCAAAGAACTTCCGAATGATGAGCAGATTCAAAAGATCATGGAACCGTACAGCGAGTATAATCCGGACCAAGTCTGCAGCGACATCAGCTGGGATTCTTGGATCGTTGGCGGAAGGTACGGAGGTTTGCTAAAGCTACGATGTTCCGAAGAGGATGAAAAGTATGAATGGAACTACTACATTAACACTCCGAGAGGCGGACGATTGTTCAGATGTGATTTTCTTGAAACTCTGTTGCGTATTTATAGAGACAGGCCGATTCCAATATCCGGTTTTTACAGTTTCAATAGCATAGAAGATAATTTCCTTATTCATAGCGGCATGCGTGACGGATACATTTACATAGACGGATGCAAAATATCTGATCTTTACAATTCCGAGGAGCTTATAGATCACGGATACGGTTTTATTGATGACGCGTTCGGCATGCAGAGCACACGAGAACACTGGGATCGAGAAACGCTATCGTTCACCGGTAACCCAGAATATGAAAGCGAACTGAAGACTGCTTTTGATCGAAATAAAGACGGCTATATCACCATTCTTGATCTGCATAGCTAAGGAGGAAACAAAGATGGATGAAAACTTTCATAAGAACGTCATCTGGGCCAAGGCTCTCTCGTTTTTCGAGGGGGTCTGCTTTTTTATGGCCGGTTTGTGCGCCGTCCTTTCGGGCTCGATCCTTGGTTATATTTCAGGCGCCCTGCTGATCGTTGCCGCGTGCTGCAGCCTGTTCCCTGTATTTGTCGGCGGAGACAGTTTCTGGATCGGCATTGGGGCAAGTCTGGCGAAAGACGATGACTTTACTGAATACGGAGAGCGACTGGAGGAGATGAAGCAGCATGAAAATGAGGATCTTTAATAACCTGGTGGCAGGCGTCATTGCGATTATCAGCGTATTAGCTCTCATTGCCGTACTGACAGGCCAGCATACGCTGTTCGGCATTCTCGCGGCATCCGTATCCACGGTTGTGGCGATCGGCATGTATCTGCGGACGCTGATCGGCACGGCGGCGCTCAGCGTGGCGGATAAGCAGCAGAAACTTATGTTCATCGCCATCGCCCAGAAAAGAAACCAGGACGTTGTAAACGAATTCGCGAAGTGGATGGAGACCGACGACACAGACTTTATGGGCGCAAAGATCTGTAATTTGGTCGAGGTAGTTGACGAAAGCGGTAAACTGGCCGGATTCTGGCTGCTTCTGGTCGGAACGCGGGATATTTACGATAAAATCCGAATAGCTATAAAGGACACAAACACCGTGCTTGACTACTGGCCAATTGACCGGAAAAAGTATGCCCAGTTAATCCTGGACGACTATACGGAATACGAAAACGCGGAGGTTGTCGAGGCGGAGGACCTGGACATTCCGATGGAACTTAAGGGGTGAAACAATTGCTGAATCCGATATTCCAAGCCTGCCTTGAGGACGGCAACAACTACACCGTTCAGGACATCGAGGGCAACGAGGACACTTTTCACATGGCAACTTTTGTCCGGATGTACAAGATGGGTATTCCCTGCGTATGCTGGCTGACCCATAATGGCGAGAAGGACGTGTACTGGAATCAGTGGCAGATCTTTGATCTGATCAGACAAAACGACATTCACCCGACATGGATGAGAAAGGAAGACCACGATGAGTTATACAAAAACGCTTTTCCGGCAGGCATGGAGGTTTGTAGAACGGAATTCACAGGTTATCCTCGCCGGAATGAGCATGGCCAGCACCGTAGGCGCCGTCGTACTCGCAGCTGAGGCGACGCCGAAAGCGATGCAGATCATTACGGACGAGGAATGGACCCGCCATGAGCTGCTGGAGCCGAAAGAAAAGATCAAACTGACCTGGAAATGTTATATTCCGGCCGCAGGACTGACGCTGCTGAGCTGTGCATGCACATTGGGCGGAACCAAAATCGGACTCGGCAAGCAGGCAGAGCTGATGAGCATGGTGGCGGCGGGTGAAAATTTGTACGAACGGTATCGTCAGAAGGTGCAGAATGCCCTTGGAAACGAAGAGGAGAACAAAATCCAGGCAGCCATGGCCCGGGAGCAGTTTGAGAAAGGGCCTGTGATCAAGCAGGAGAACGGCGGAGGCCTGATCATGCCGGCGTCACTTGGTATCTATGACACGGGGGAAGGAGACGAGCTGATTCTGGAGGCATGGACGGGCAAACTGATCCGTAGCAGTGAGCAGGCACTGATGAACCACTGCGCTGCGTTCAATCAGCTGTGCAGCAACGCACCGGCAACCTTCTTCCCCATGACAGACTTCTATTATGAGGCCAACATGCCGGTTCCTCTCGGTGCCCATATTGTCGGATATTCCTCGGAATATCGGATGAACGGTGTGCGGTTCGAATGGGATTCTCCAGCCCATGTATACAAGATCATGACATACGAAAACAACCCGAAGGCGGAGTTTAATCTCGGAACGTACAGATAAGGAGACGAAGGCTGAAAGAGAGGTGATGCCAATGAAAACGATTGATGCAATGAAAAGCATATCTGATATAAAGATACCTCAGCTATTGAGCCCCTAAAAAGGGGCATAAATAAAGGTCGGTGAAGTGGGATGAAACACCCGGAATATGATTCACCTTTTGAATTAGTTGTGAGTAATATAGCAACTCAAGCGGCAAAGAACATTGATGAAATGTGTTGGCAAGCGGTGCAACGGGTCGGAATCAACGTGGACAAAGAAAAACTGCTTATCGCCTTAAAACAGGATGCGGAACGTTACCGTGAAGCATATAAAAACGGTTACGATACCGGATATGAAAAGCGTGACGATGACATTGTACGGTGCAAGGATTGTATCTATTTTAATGATTATTTCGTTGAATGCGATAAGGGGCATGATCCAAAACCACCGTACGATAAGTGGTTCTGCGCTGACGGGGAAAGAGGTGAAGCGGAATGACTAAAACGTTTTGCGACAGGTGCGGTAAAGAGATAACGAAAAAATACGGATGGATCATACATAGGAGGCTATACGCAAGTATAACACTTTTCTCAGGAAATGAGCATGCCGAATGGTCTGATCCAACTGATCGATACGTATGCCCGGAATGCGAGGATAGCTATGTTCATTGGTTTATGAATCCAGAAATGCAAGATAAGCGGTGAAGAGGAAGCTGATAAAACTATATTTGTATAGATTAAAGGAGGAGTAGATCGATGAGCATTATTAACATGACGAAGAAAGACTTTGATGCTGTTCCCCGCCTTGACACCTATACTGATTGGAAAAAACTTGCGCCGAATGGCCATCTGGAGTTCAGAAGTTTTGTTATTATTCCAGTCGAAAACGAATACGGAACGATTGACTTGCATGATTCCGGTTGGGGCTGTATGGAATTCTGCCTTATCGATCGGAACAACAACCCCATTGGAAAAGTCGGCGGAGGATCCGATGTTGTTAATCTCGATGGCATAGGTGGATACGGAGGAAATCGGCTCAGTTTTACTGAAATTCCTCATACCGTTCCGGTTCATGGGTGGTCTATCGATCTCCTGCCTTGTGGGTATTTAAATGTCTGGACAAAAAGAACACTGTATATTAAAGACGGAATCATCTGTTCCAACTTCGAAGTTTTCTCGGAAGATAAGTATGAGGGATAACAATGCACAAACTCATTCGCAGTATTCTTAGATTTATCATTCGTCACAGAAAGATCGACCGTATTTTCAATAAATGGAAGTGGTTCCGAAATCTGTGCTACGAGGAAGCGCAAGCGGTTATCGGAAATAGACTGTGGTCATGATTTAAATAACACTATGTGGAGTATGCCCACGCTGAAAAGCATCGATAGTTGCCGGAGTAGCGCTTAAATTCGGCAGAGAAAAGGCGGCATACACAGAACAGACGAGATGGGGGTCTGGTCCAACTTAATTAACACGTTGGGTGAGCCGTTAAGCTGTACCCTGTTTGTATTCCGGAGTACGGCAGGAGATGAGCGAAACAGATATGCAAGATGACGGTATAGGCACTCGCCACCAAATAGCCTAAATAGGAGTTTAACGCATGACCAGAGACGAAGCCGTTAAGGAAATTGAGGAGTATATTGCAGATGCAGATAAAGCCGTAAGCGAAGACGAAGAATATATTCGCGGTTGGAAATCAGCATTGCTTGTTGCTTTAGAGGTTATAACAAACATAACGCTTACGAAGGCTAATCTAATGGATCAAGATTTAGCAGAAAAGATATATTGGATACTGATTGAAGAAGGGCAGCGCAATTTAAAATTCCCGCTTGGAAGTATAATCACAAACACACCGGATGAAGTAAGGGATATTATTCGGAAACACATCGAGGAACTAACTTAAATAACACGAGGTGAAGCCATGACGATAACGATTTCAGTCGAATTGGAGGTATCAAGCCCATATGATCTTACCGCAGAAGAAATTGAAAGAGATTTGCGGATGGCAGAGGATCGTATTGGCTGGGAATATGATTATACCATTATGGATGTCAAAGTAACTTAAAGCAACTAATAATGCGGTGGCGGAATAGATGTGGGGATGGGACCAAAGCCCCCAGATGCGTACAGACAGAAGCGGGTTCCGCAATTACGCCCGTGGAGTCCGGTTGCATCAGTAGACGCTTATAGCAAGGTCGTGCGCTATGACAGGATCATTGCGGAAACTGTAAAGCGTGGCTTGACAAAGAACGACCATGTGAGGTGCAAATCCTCACCCGCATAACAGTTAACTTTTCTGCGTTGTTTGCCGATTTCAGCGCTGGCTGGCAGGAGTTTTACTTCTCGAAAGGATCGCAGACAAATCGGACGTATTACAACAGAGAGTTTATCCCGGCAAAAGCTTGGGATTAAGAAGGTGTAAAACATGATTGATTTAGATTTATCGGATGAATACTTGTCCGGATACAAAGCGAGATTGAATGGCGAACCATTTGACGGAACCAAATCTGATGATTGGAAAATGGGCTGGATAAACGCCCATCAGTCTTTGAAATGGTGATTATGGTTTAAAATGAATATTTAAGTGAATTGGAGGATTTAATAATGACTTGGGAAGAATTTGAGAAAATGAACCCAAAAGAATATTACATCCATAATTCAAAAAGAAAAATAACGGATATTGATTGTCCTAAATGCGGAAAGAAAATTTATGTAAGAACCGATCTTGTTCTTGCTTCATATCCTCCAAAAAGTCAATACGAATGTGATTGCGGATGGGTGGGATATAATTAAACAATGGCAGGAATAACATTTCTATTGTCGGGCTGACAAAGAACGTAGATAATCTGAGTACAGGCCGTATTGGTGTCCATTGAAAGAAATTCACGATGATCATGAAGGCGGTTAAAAAAATCCGCGAAAAAATCACCTCTCGTTATGGAGGTGATCTACAGATGAGTAGACGCAAAGAGAATGAGATGGATTTCGGTGGACCAAGGTTCGGAGACTGGGCTTTGCTTGGGATTGGAGCGGCGTTCACAGGCTGGAGTGGAAACAGAATTTACAAAAAGCACAAACTGGCAAAAGAACGCAGACGATCCTGGGAGGAGGAATACGACCGTGATGACATCGTCACCGATTATGACAGCGGCTATTACCTGAGGTAAGCTTCCAAGTTAAGAGGACTTTAGAAATAAGGTCCTCATTTCTTTTTATGGCTATTCGGAAGAGAAAGGAGAAAGAATGGGCATGAGCTTATTCAAGCGCAAGGTTCAGGACGCCACCAAGGAGGCCGTAGCCACCGTGAAGGAGGCCGCGGCGAAAGTCACGACGGAAAAAATGGATATTTGGGGCGACGCGGCCAAAATCGGCACATTTGCCATCATGGCATTTGGGGCGATCAAGGCATTCGGGCAGGACGAGCCGCCCCGGAGAACCAGGCACGGAGGTGAGCCAGATGTACGGACGATCACGGTCAACAACTACTATTACCGGCAGCCGGATGGAGGGCGAAACCATGGTGGAACTCACGGAAAAAGAATCCGCTGAACTGATTCTTGAGGCTGAAGCAGTCATCGAGGCCATTAAAAACGGTGAAATTGATGGCGAATACTTTGAATTCTGAGAAAAAAGGAGGACGCCAAAACGATGAACATGGTTCAGCATGATGAGCAATTCCTGAAGTACGTACAGACGATGAGAGACCGCGGAATGACCGAGGCGCAAATTGCCATGTCGCTCGGTCTTGGAGCAGCCCGGTACAGGAAAATCCTGCATGGCGTCCTGAACCGGAAACAGCAGAAAAATAAGGAGGACGCCGAATGATCGGATTTCTGAAAACTCTGGCGGATTTTGTTATTCCGATCGGAGCGGAGGCGATTATGGCGGGTATCACAGCGCCTGCCGTACGAAACTGCGGAAAACTGACGAAATTCGCCGCCGGATGCACCAGCCTGGTTGTCGGATACATGGTCGGTGACAAAGCCGTGGAGTATTTTGACCATGTGCTGGATGAGCAAAAAGACAAATGGGACCGATACAAACTCGGAAGTGAGGATGACTAATGAACGAAGAAAAAACGAACATCGTCCCGTACAATAATGTTCAGAAGGACTATTCCAACAGCAACCGCAGCAAAATGGAGGTTGCTGGAAGCCAGACGCCCAGTCAGCCATCGGCAAACTATCCGGCAAAGACGGAGATCAGTACGGGTACGAGCGACGGATTCTTTAAAGCCACCCTGAAGCAGGCGGTCGACCACGCCATCAAAACGGTGATTGACCCGATGATCCGCAACTTCATCTACAGCACTGGGATGAGTGTTCTGAACACCATGCTGTGGAACGGAGGCAAAGGATCACCGGGTCTGCCAACGGGAATCGGCATGACACCGTACAACCTGATCTCCACGCCGATCGGTCAGGGACAGACCAAGCAGCAGTCCCAGCTGACCAGGGAAGACCGGGTCTGGCAGCGGTATGAAAAGCTTCACAAGAATACCCTGGACGAGGCAAACGCCATCATGAGCAGGCTTTATCGGATCTTTCTGCAGAACGGTCGGGTAACACTGTCCGAATACTACGAGGCGTTTGGCGAAAGATATGAATTCCAGAACGAATACTGGGGATGGCACAGTCTTCCGAAGGATCAGATGTACGCCCAGCAGTTTTCTGACGGGTATCACGTGATCATGCCGAAACTGGAGAAACTGTAATGAATCGAGAAGAAAAGCGGAAAGTATGGAAGAAAGCACAGTCGATCCGCGACAGCCTCTGGTGCGATACCTGCAAGCACTGGAGTTTATTCACGGCTGTGAAAGCGGACGACATTGACCACTACGACGTGCACTGCATCGTGTGCGGCGAACGCAAGTTCCGCTGCCGCGAAGGCGAGCACGGTATTACGGGCGAAGGACTGATCCATAAGATAAAGGAGGTTAAAAGAGCATGATCGCCACCACTATTGAATGGTTCGATCCTGAAGAAAAGCTTCCTGAAGAGGATGGATGTTACCTGATTTACACCAGTAACTTTATACCGGTTACCTGCGTCCAGTTCGCCGTGAACCTCAACGACTTCGACGACATTGACTTCCCTGAAGAATTATATTCTCATTGCGAAGGATTCGTCGATTTTGATGGATCTCAATATCAGTGGTATAAGGTTCCGATTGAGGAGATTAAATACTGGGCAAAGATTCCGGAAATAAAGGAGGAAACAAAAGATGATTAACTGGCTTTGGGCGATTCCATGGATTGCCATCATTATATTTTTCGCCGGGTGGCATTTTGGCGGAAAGGTTGCCGTGCGCAGGGAGATCCGTGAGCAGATGCTCGAACGGGAAGCTAGGGAAAGTGAGCGGCAGCACAACCGAGACGTGTCGGAAATCTACAAACATCTGGATAATCTCGAAAGCAAAATCGAACAAATATATGCGACAAGAATTAAGGAGGAAAAAGTAAATGGGTAAGAGACTGCAGAAGGTAAATGCGTGGCTGGACGACCACGCAGACGAGGCGATCATCATTGAGGGCGGCCTGCTGGGCGCATTGTGGGGCTGGCTGCTGACGGATCCGACCATCGCTAATTGGGTCGGAAAGGGCATTAAGAAGGGCTGGAGCGTTGCGAAAGAAAATATTCATCTGACCATCGGCAAGCCCTCTGGAGGCCCTTCTGTGACCATTGACGGCGGTTCTGGAGGCAAGAAAGAGAGGATGGGCTACTACGACTACATGGACCGGTGCGAGCAGCGCCGGCATGAGGAGCGCATGGCCCAGATCAAGAACGGAAAGTTTGTGAATGATGAAGGAGGAACCATCGAATGAGCAAGATCGTGAATGTGAGCAACCCGAAGGAAATGTACGCCAGCTTCCTTGATATCTACCCGGAATTCAAAGCCCAGTGCAACGGATACAACACGTTTAACTGGGATGACCATCTGCGCAAGATTCTAATCAACCTGAGCAACATCGACGTCAAGATCCTGTTCAGCGTGCGTAAAAATGAGGAAACAGAAAGTTGGGTCGAGTTCAGCGCGCTGCTGATCCCGGCGCCGGAAAAGGAAAAGACTCCCGAGCCTGACAAAAACGCTAAAGTAGAAATTTCGGAGGATCTGTAAGATGGATGCTGGCTTCTGGATCGGCGTGGTGATTGGTATTGTGATTTACTGTAGATATTTGGACAATTAAATGAAGGAGGTAGACGGCGATGACCGTTGAGGCGATGCGGGCTAAAATCGGCGAAGTATATGAGAGCGACCGTTGGCGCAGGAAGGTGCAGCTGATGCCTGACAACCAGGTCATCGCCATCTACCGCACCATGCGCGACCGGGGGCAGCTTACCAGCAAGAAGCGTAAGCGCAGCAAAGTATATTTTCAGCAGATCAGCATGTTCGACTGACATGCCGGCGGAGGTGTATGATGGAATCTATACTGCAATTACTCAAAGAAGCACTCGAGAAAAAGTTGGCCTATACCACGGACGGAGAATCTGTGAGCCTGCTTCTCTCAAACAACGCGGCGAAAGATTTGCTCGAAGCTTTAAATGACGTGTTGAACAAGGAGGATGACGGAAAATGAGTACGGTTGAAATCATTCTGATAAGTGTAGCCATGGTCAGCCTGATTGTCAGCATTATTACATTAGCTAGAGTCCATAGCTGGGAAATTCTTGTCGAGAGAAAGCATTCCGCAATCGACACTTCCGAAGTGAGAGTAAGGCATCTCATTGACGATCTTGACACTGCCCTGTTCAACGTAAAGTCAGATCTGCTCGACCTGAAGACGACCTTCTACAAATCCGGCATCGAGACACTGAAGGTCAAAAGCGACGACAACGAGAAATCGATCGAGAGTATTCGGAAGGATCTGCTGGATCTGCAGGTGCTCAGCGGGACGCTTCCGAGCCGGGCGGGCACGATGAGGCAAGAGATTGAAAACACGCTGGAGGCCCTGAAGTCGGTTCAAAGCAGCTACCTCGAAACCAGGGCAATCACCGAACGTACGAAAGAGCAGGTCGAGAAGCTGGCGGAGGCATACGCAAGTCTTCATTTTACCGGGAGGGAAATTGAGGAAATGCGGGATGAGCTTGAGGATCTGAGCAGGAAGTCCTCATGATCTGAAAAAAAAAATCCCACGGCGTGACAAATTATATTCGCGAAAAAAGCAGTGTTGTTTATGGAGATGGTAAATGCGAAACAACCATCTCTTTATTTTTTCGACAAAGGAAGGAGAAACACGAAACATGGGAATCGCACTGGTGAAGAAGGTTATCTGGATCGGTAAGAAGTATGCTCCGGAAATTCTTACCTACGGTGGACTGGCAGTGATGGGCGTAGGAACGGTGTTTGCCTGCAAGCAGACGCCAAAGGCTATTGCGATCGTGGAAGACACGAAGAAGCAACTGGCCGTGATCAAGGGAACTGAAGAGGAAGCCGAGAAGAACGACCGCAAGGTGAACCGCAACGGCGGTCTGATCAGCTATTCCGAGCAGGACTTCAAGAAGGACATTACGATTGCTCACGTCAACAACATTAAAGCGCTGGCGAAGACGTACGCCGTCCCTGGACTGATGCTGATCGGCGGTACGGCCATGGTGCTTGGTGGGCACGGTATTCTGAGAAAGCGGAACGCTGTGGCGATTGCGACGCTGAGCAGCGTGATGGAAGGCTTCAACAAGTACCGCAGCAACGTCATCAAGGAGCTCGGGGAAACCGCGGACAAGCATTTCCGGTTCGGCAAGGGTACGCCGGACATCGTCGAAACGGTGGACGCCGAAAGCGGTGAGGTAACACAGGAGAAATCGAGTACGGACGGATTCGCCGATTTTCCGGAAGACGATCCGAGATTCTTCATCTACAGCAAGGAAACCTCTCCCGATTTCTACAAGGGAAATCTGCTGATGGATCTGGCTAACCTGCGGTCTTTCCAGAATCACGCGGACGATATGCTGCACATTGACGGGAACATCAATGTAAATCAGATCCGCAAGATCTGCGGCGTGAAGCCCATTGATGAAGGTCTGGACAACGGGTATGTGGTGGACGGAAACGGCGACGGGTATGTGGACTTCGGCATCTTCGACCGGGTGACCGGCGAGCCCAAGGCCTGGGTGTATGAATGCGTGAAGGAAGGTCAGGGTATTCCGATCGAGCTGAACATCGACGGCAACATTAAGGGTCTGCTGAAGCGGCCAAGGAATGCGAGGTGAGAAAAAATGAAGTTTATTGTGAAGATTTCGTCTTTCATGTTTGACTCAGCGGTTGCGCTGCTTGGTATGGCGTTCGTAGGAGCGAGTATCAAAATGTTCGACAATGATATTCGCTGGGCGAAAAAGGAGGGCAAATAATATGACGTTTAAGTTTCCGAAGATCAACTGGGAAAAGGTCGGCGCCTATGCGTTCGGAGGGCTCCTGGGAGGGGGGCTCTCCGCTCTTGCATGGCACGCAATGGAGAAGCACGGGATTGATCCGGGTATGGCGTTCAAAAAGAAGGTTGTTAAAGGAAATATTACCTACTATGACCCGGATAAGGATCCGAATCTGGCGGACCTGGTCAGTGAGGTTGAGGAGCTTGATATTCTCAACGAAGAGGACTCTGAAGGCGAATTCGAAGAAACGGACGACGGGGACGGAATCAACGACAGCTATGTACAGGTGAGCAGCGGTACAAATGCCGAGCCGAAAATCTATAAGATTGACGCAGAGACCTGGTACAGGAGCGAAGACGAGGACGGATATTCTCACGCTGAGATGAAGTATTGGATCGATGATCAGCAGGTTTCCGACGAAAGAGGTATTCTGATCCCGAAGCCGTGGCTGCTCATCGGCAATGAGAATTACGACGCACTGAGCGATGAGAACTGCGACACCGAAACGTTCGTACGAAATGAGGAGCTTCAGACCGACTACTGCATCACCCGTACGGAGGGAAGTCTGGACTGATGATGACGGGCGGAGAAATTAAAGCCGAGCTGGCTGAGATCATTCGGACCATCGAAGACGCCGCCGGAGATCTGATCGATCATACCGAGTATTACACCTGTGAGGAGTTCGCCGCGAAGTACAAATACAAGGAATCGACCATCCGGCAGATGATTAAGCGCGGGCAAATTTCAGGGGTTGTGAAGGTGTCCGGGAGATGGATGATCTCCGAAAACGCGGACATTCTGGTAAAGCAATATACCAAGAAAAACAAGCTCGTGTTATGAGAAATGTGTCACAAAAATCAGCCAAAATCGCGCGCGTTACTTTCAAAGGCTGTTTTTGTGACAAAAAAACGCAACATTGTGACGTTTTTTTTAGAGAAGTGTCACAGCTGCAGCCCTTATGGATCAAGGCTTCCAGGGTTTCTGTGACATTGTTACACTTATTTTCATAAACTTTTTAAAAATAAAAAAATGCATTTTTTATAAAAGTTTTTGGAGGGGGTAAAAATACGTGTTTTGTAACAACCCCTCTCAGGAGGTGAGCCTCTTGTGAGCTTTTTCTCTGTACTTAGCAGGGAAGTGAAGAAGGGCGTCTATGAAGTTTATCCTGATTTCGACGTAGATCGGCCCACCGATTTAATGACCAGAGGACGACACTTCTATGCGATGTGGGATGCAAATCTCGGCATGTGGACGCAGGACGTTTTCGATGTCGTGCAGACTGTTGACAAGGCTGTGCGTCAGAAAGCCGACGAACTGCAGGCCGCGCTTCCGTCAGCAACCGTTAAGATGAAGCTGATGCGGAATTTCCAGAGCAAAGTCTGGAGCGAGTTCTCCAATTATATTAACAAGCTTCCCGACCATTTCGTTCCTCTGGACAGCAAGCTGACCTTCGCCAACACACCGCTCGGGAAGAAGTCCGATTATATTTCCAAGAAACTCCCCTACTCTCTTGAGGAAGGCGACTACAGTGCGTGGGACGAGCTGATGGCCAAATTATATTCTCCGACAGAACGGCAGAAGATCGAATGGGCTATCGGCAGTGTCATTGCCGGAGAGGCAAAGAAGATCCAGAAGTTCATCGTGCTGTACGGCGAAGGCGGCAAGGGAAAAGGCACTGTGATCGGAATCCTTGACAAGCTCTTTCAGGGTTATACGACCGCGTTCAATGCAAAGGCACTGACGTCCAACTCCAACCAGTTTGCGACAGAAGCGTTCAAGGGAAATCCGCTCGTGGCCTTTCAGCATGATGGCGACCTTTCCAAAATTGAAGATAACACCCAGCTGAACAGCATAGTTTCGCACGAACCGATGGTGATCAACGCTAAGTATGAATCACCATACACGGCCAAGCCGATCTGCATGCTGTTTCTCGGAACCAACAGCCCGGTCCGGATTACCGATGCGAAGAGCGGAATTATTCGACGGCTGATCGACGCGGAACCAACAGGAGACACCTTCGATGGAGTCAAGTATGAAGTGCTGATGGACCGGATCGGCATGCAGCTCGGAGCGATCGCTTTCCACTGCCTATCCGTTTATCGGAAGCTCGGAAAGCACTTCTATGATCAGTACAGGTCGCTGAAGATGATGTACAAGACTGATCTATTCTTCAACTTCGTGGAGGAAAGCTACACGATCTTCAAGGAACAGGATTCGACGACGCTGAAGGCCGCCTACGCCATGTACAAGGAATACTGCGAGGAGAACGGCAGCACTTCCAGCACGATGATGCGGATCAAGTTCCGGGAAGAGTTGAAGAACTACTTCAGGGAATTCTATCCGATAACACGTGTCGACGGCAAACAGGTGCGCAGCTACTTCAAAGGTTTCCGGTCCGAAAAGATCGACGATGGAACTGAGGCTGAGCGGGCCGAGAAAGCCCAGAAGGAAGCGGTTCCAAATTGGCTGGTGCTGGACCAGACGGAAAGCCTGCTGGATGAGGTGCTGAAGGACTGCCCGGCGCAGTATGCCAGGGAGGATAACGAAGCGCCGTATGTCTCCTGGGACAAATGCACCAAGACGCTGAAGGATCTGGATACCAGACGGACACACTACGTCAATATTCCGGAAAGCATGAAGCTGATCCACTTCGATTTTGATCTGAAGGATGAGAACGGAAACAAAAGCGCGGAAAGGAATATTGAGGCAGCCAACAAGCTTCCGCCGACCTATGCAGAGTATTCAAAAGGCGGAGCAGGAATCCACACAACCTATTATTACGATGGAGATCAGAGCAAACTGGCCCTGGTTTATGAGCCGGGAATCGAAATCAAGGTAAGCACCGGAGGCAACAGTCTCAGACGTAAGCTCAGCCTGTGCAACAATCTGCCGATCGCTCACATCTCCAGCGGCCTGCCATTAAAGGAGGAGAAAGTGATCGACTTTACCACGATTGAAGATGAGAAGCATCTGATTGCTCTGATTGAAAAGAATCTTAATAAGAAGATTGTGCCTTCCACACATCAGAGCGTTGGGCTGATCAAGAACGATCTGGATACCTTCTATAAGAGCGGAAAGCATTACGATGTTCGAAGCTATAAGAAGAAGGTGATGCAGTTTGCGGCGAACAGCACCAACCACAGCCCGGAATGTTTGAAGATGGTAACTTCAATGAAATGGCACAGCGACGACGTGACCGACCCGAAGGAGGTCGGAGAAGAGGATGAAATCGTGAACGATGAACGGTTAGCATTCTTTGACGTGGAAGTCTTCCCTAACCTCTTCCTGATTAACTGGAAGTTCGCCGGAGAACCTGGATGCAAACGGATGATCAACCCGACACCACAGGATCTTGAGGAGTTTATTCATCTGAAGCTGGTTGGGTTTAACTGCAGGCGGTACGACAACCATATCGTTTATGCCCGGTATCTGGGGAAGGCCAACCAGGAACTGTATGACCTTTCGCAGCGGATTATCAACGGCGATCCAGACGCGTTCTTCGGTAAGGCCTATGACCTGTCCTACACGGATGTGTATGACTTCTGCTCCAAAAAGCAGAGCCTGAAGAAATGGGAGATCGAGCTGGATATTCATCACCAGGAGCTGGGCCTGCCCTGGGATCAGCCGGTGGATGAAAGCCTGTGGGGGAAGGTGGCAGAGTATTGCGACAACGATGTAATCGCAACGGAAGCCGTTTTCAATGCCAGGCAGGATGACTGGAAGGCTCGGAAGATTCTGGCAAGGCTGGCCGGTCTCAACGTAAACGCAACTACCAACCAGCTGACTCAGAAAATTATATTTGGCTGGGAGAAGAAGCCTCAGGGTGCCTTCAATTATCGCTTTATGGGCGAAATGGAGGATTACGAGACCTACAGCATGCCCTGGGAGGATGACAAGGAGTTCACCTTATTCGGACCCGACGGCAAGCCCGTGTTCCCCGGATACACCTTCGATAACGGCAAGAGCATGTACCGCGGTGAAGAGGTCGGAGAAGGCGGATACGTTTATGCAGAGCCAGGCATGTACTGGAATGTGGCGCTGCTGGACATCGCAAGCATGCACCCAAGCAGCATTGTGGCGGAAGACCTGTTTGGCCCCGAGTACACCAGGCGGTTCCATGATATTCTCGACGCCCGTCTGCTGATCAAGCACCGGGAATGGGATAAGGCGCGGAAGATCCTGGACGGAAAGCTGGCGCCATTCCTGGAGGGTATGGAGAACCTCAGCGAGCAGGAACAGAAGGCGGAGGCCGATAATCTGAGCAGCGCGCTGAAGATCGCGATCAACTCGGTTTATGGCCTGACCAGTGCGAGGTTTGTGAATCCGTTCCGGGATGTGCGGAACAAGGACAACATCGTCGCCAAGCGCGGAGCTCTATTCATGATCAACCTGAAACACCTTGTACAGGCTAAGGGATTCACGGTGGCCCATATCAAGACAGATTCTATCAAAATACCGAATGCCACGCCGGAGATTATTCAGTATGTGATGGATTACGGAAAGTTGTACGGCTATACCTTCGAGCATGAGAGCACCTACGACCGGATGTGTCTGGTGAATAACGCCGTGTATGTGGCCCACGTGGAAAGCGGAAAGCATGCAGGAGAGTGGAACACCACGGGAGCCCAGTTCGCAGAACCTTATGTGAAGAAAACTCTGTTCACAAGAGAGCCGATCACATTCAGGGATCTGTGTCAGACGAAGACCGTGACCACCAACATGTACCTGGATACGAATGAGGACATGCCTGAGGGGCATCACAACTATCATTTCGTCGGAAAAGCAGGAAGCTTCTGCCCGATCAAGCCTGGCCGCGGAGGCGGATGGTTGGTTCGCCAAAAGGACGACAAGTATGACGCCGTAACCGGAACCAAGGATCAGCGGTGGCTTGAGGCCGAGACGGTGAAGAATCTCGGAATCGAAGACGCGATTGACCGCAGCTATTTTGACCGCCTGGTCGAAGAGGCCGTTCATGATATCTCGCAGTACGGTGATATCGAAGTATTTAGAACATTGGAGGGAAGCTGATGGCTATGACCAGAAAGGAGCTGCTGGATAAGGCATGCTCCATTGTGAACGGCGCACGTGACAAAAGCTACGGGTCGCCAGAAGACAGTTTTAAATGCATCGGGAAGATGTGGAATGCTTATCTCGGGAGGCGGCTTATGAAGCCGCTGTCCCCATCGGATGTGGCGGCCATGATGAGCCTGCTGAAGATCGCCAGGATCAGCTCCGGAATTTATTCCGAGGACAGCTGGATCGACCTAGCCGGGTATGCTGCTTGCGGCGGCGAGTGCGCAAGCTTTGAGCACGAGGACCGGGAGGATAAAGAGACATGACGGTTGCTCAGCTTCGTGCACTTTTGAACTGGATGCCAGTGAGCGCAGAAGTAACTGATAGCTTTGGTAATACGATTACCGACGTTGTCTTGGACGATGATTGCCTAAAAGTTCAGCTCGGAATCAACAACATTCACGACAAAAACGAAGATTAAAAGGAGAAAGAGAAAAATGGAAAAGACGATTACAATTCGTGACGCTCAGATTGCCCCTTACAAGTTCCGTAATTTTGAAGGTCGGGAAACCGAGTACAACAGAGCCGGCGCCCGCAACTTTGTTATATTCCTAGACAAAGCCCTGGCTCAGCAGCTTGAGGCGGACGGTGCGCCGGTTATCTGGAAACCCGATCGCTACAATGAGGGCGAACTTCGTGCTCAGATGAAGGTCCATGTGAAGTATTACAATCGCAAGGGCGAGAAGATGACCCCTCCGAAGGTCGTGCTGATCACCAGAAAGAAGCAGACCAAGCTGACGGAAGATACAATCAGTCTGCTGGATACGGCGGACATCGCCAAATGCGATCTGATCCTCAGCCAGTATCCGAATCCAGGTTCCATGGGTCCGGAGAATTCTGTAAGTCTGAAGACCATGTATGTTACTTTGGCCGAAGACGAGTTTGCCGAGGAGTACGAAACGGACGACGTGCCTTTTGCGGCTGGGTCTGAAAGCGAGCCTTGGTAAAACTATACCCCCACCAAAGGGATGCAGTCTGGCGGATGCACAACGGCTGCATCCTGGTGGGCGGGGTCGGCAGCGGAAAGAGCATTACGTCGCTGGCCTATTATTATATTCGTGAGTGCGGCGGATGCCTCGAGCCCGAAAAGCCAATGACGCACCCAAAGGATCTCTACGTCATTACGACAGCCAGAAAGCGGGATACGCTTGAATGGAAGGCGGAGATGCTTCCCTTCTGCCTGCAAGAGTACGACATTCAGGTAACGATCGACAGTTGGAACAACGTACACAAGTATGTGGATGTTGAGAATGCTTTCTTTATATTTGACGAGCAGCGTGTCGTCGGGACTGGAACGTGGGCAAAGAGCTTTGTTAAAATCGCAAAGCGCAACCGATGGATCCTGCTCTCGGCCACGCCCGGCGACACCTGGTCTGATTATATTCCAGTCTTTGTGGCAAATGGCTACTATAGGAATCCAACTGACTTCCGCAACCAGCATGTGATTTATGCCCGGTTCAGCAAATACCCGAAGATTGACAAATACGTGGCCGTAAGAAAACTGCAGAAGATTCGGGACAAGGTGCTCGTCAATATGGATTACAGTCGGAAGACCTCGTGCGTGTATGAGTACATCCAGCCGATGTATGACCGGGATCAGTATTTATTTGTAAACAGGAATCGGTGGAACCCATATAAAAATGAGCCGCTTGTAAATGCCGGCGAGCTTTGCCTCACGCTTCGGCACATTGTCAACAGCGATCCGAGTCGATTGGCGAAGCTGACCGATCTGATGATGAAGCATCCGAGAGCAATTATATTTTACAACTTCGACTATGAGCTCGAGATGCTCCGAGGATGGGCGAAGAAGAACATGCTCACTTATGGAGAGTACAACGGCCATCATCACGATCCGATTCCAGAAGGAGAAAGCTGGGCTTACCTCGTTCAGTATACTGCCGGCGCAGAAGGATGGAATTGCACGCTGACGGATACAGTGATATTTTACAGTCTGAACTACAGTTACAAAACAATGGTGCAGGCGGCCGGAAGAATCGATCGGCTGAACACGCCTTACCAGACGCTATACTATTATCGCTTTGTTTCCTCTGCCCCGATCGATCTGGCGATCCGGCGGGCTCTAAAGGATAAGAAGAATTTTAATGAGTCGGCTTTTGTCGGGAGTTTGACGTGATTCTTACAGGAAAAGTGTGACAGTTTTTTTTCGCGAAGTTTACAGCGTTCTTTATGGAGAGAGGTTTGACCAATTTGACGGCAGCGATAAAAAGCGGTCACGCATGGCTCAGTAAGAGTCGGAAGCGTTTTGGACACACCTCTTCTATTTTTTCGCATGAACGGGGAACTTCTATGAAAAAAGAAAACGCCTTTCAGGGAAAGCTGATCAAAGAGCTCCATGAACGGTTTCCGGGCTGCGTTGTCCTGAAGAATGACCCTAATTATATTCAGGGCATCCCGGACCTTCTTGTTCTATATAGATCCCGCTGGGCCGCTCTTGAATGCAAAAGGAGCGAGAATGAAAGCCGTCGACCAAATCAGGAATATTACGTGGACAAGCTCAATGGCATGAGCTTCTCTGCATTTATATTTCCCGAAAACAGAGAGGAGGTTTTACATGATCTGGAAGAAGCATTCCGAGCTTGACGGCGCTCATGCTTTTTTAAGCCCCAGCAAATACCACTGGTTAAACTATACGGATGAAAAGCTTCGTCTAACCTATCAACGCCATCTTGCTACGCTTCGCGGAACTGAACTGCATGCTTACGCAGAGCAGGCTATTCGGTTAAAGAGAAGGCAGCCCCGGAACTCAGACTCAGTCAACATGTACATCAACGATGCGATCGGATATGGTATGCAGCCCGAGCAGCCTTTGGTGTACTCCGGGAACTGCTTCGGCACGGCGGACGCCATTGCCTTCGACGAGAAGCACAAGATGCTCCGGATCCACGACCTGAAAACCGGAGAGATTCCTGCACACATGGAGCAGTTGAAGATCTATGCGGCACTCTTCTTTCTTGAGTATGCCGCCGATCTCGGTTTGGAAAGTATTCACGATATGAACATCGAGCTCCGAATCTACCAAAGCGGAGAGGTGCTGGTTGAAAACCCGCCTTCGGAAGAGATCGAGATCATCATCGACAAAATTATTGACAGCGATGAAACTATTCAGGATGAGCGGCGAAAAGGATAGGTCAAAGAACCGAATGACTGGAGGAGCAATCAAAAATGGAACCTTTGATTCCTTACACCGAAGAAGCGTTCCGTGCTTTATTCGAAAGCGATACACCGGAGAACGCTTTGGCTCATGTTGGTAAACCACATGACGGTCCCATTCCGCATTCCGGGCGATACGCCTGGGGAAGCGGTGAATCTCCATATCAGCGGAGTCTGGACTTTATGACACACTACAATGCACTGAGGCGTTCCGGAATGTCGGATAAGCAGATTGCCGAAGCCGATGGGCTGACTTTGAATCAGCTCAGAGCTCGCAAATCAAATTCCGGCGCTGATGTGCGGCACCACAATGTGGCAGTTGCCACAAAACTTAAGGCCGCTGGCTGGTCAACCACGGCTATTGGTAGGAAATTCGGCGTGAACGAGAGCACCGTCAGAGGCTGGCTGGACGAAGATGTTCAGAAGCGGAAAGACGCGTCTCTCGGCACAGCCAACATGCTTTCCGACCAGGTTAAACAATTCAAATACGTAGAAGTCGGGAAAGGCGTCGAACAGCATCTTGGCGTCAGCAGAACGAAAATGGATTACGCCTTGGAAATGCTGAAACAGTCCGGTCAGTATGAAGTGAAAGATATTCGCATTGACCAGGGCGCCAAAGGAAAGAAGACCCGAATTCAGGTTCTCGTCCCTGTTGGAACGGAACGTAAGGAAATCTATGATCACAAAGATAAGATAGCTATTCCCAACCTTGGTGTTTACACAGAGGACGGTGGCGCAACTTGGAACAAGGTAGAAGCCCCGGTTCCGATCGACATGTCTAGAGTGTTCATAAATTACACCAGTCCCGACATGTCTAGGGGAGGGGTACTAAAGGATGGCGTGATCGAAATCCGGCCTGGCGTTCCGGACCTGAGTCTTGGAAATGCCATGTATGCTCAGGTACGCATTCGTGTTGGAGACGACAAGTACATGAAAGGCATGGCAGTCTATTCTGACAAAGTGCCAAAAGGGTATGACATTATCTACAACACAAACAAGACCGAAGCCCAGGCAGCCAAAGTATTCAAACCGATGGCCAAGGATAAGGACGGGAACATCGATCTCATCAACCCATTTGGTGCAACTATCAGAACGGATGATTATAGCGACAATCCGGATCTGATCAAGTGTCAGCGGCACTATATTGACCCCAAAACGGGCGAACGGAAGTTAAGCGCGCTCAATGTAGTGAACGAAGAAGGCAACTGGAAGGAATGGGGTCGAACCCTGTCTGCCCAGATGCTGAGTAAGCAGGAGCCTTATCTCGCTGAACGGCAGCTTAAGGTAATGTACAACCGGAAGTTGGACGAGTTTAACGAGATTCTGGGTCTGACGAATCCGACTATTCGTGCTCACCTTTTGGAAGGCTTTGCGGATGATTGCGACTCCAGCGCCGTGCACCTGAAAGCCGCGGCTATTCCCGGTTCGGCTTCGCATGTCATTATCCCAATCCCTTCTATGAAGGAGAACGAGATCTACGCGCCCAACTATGAGAATGGTTCCCGGGTTGCCCTGATTCGTTATCCTCATGGCGGAAGGTTCGAGATCGCTGATCTTACCGTCAATAATCTGAACAAGGAAGCCCAGAAGATTCTTGGTGCTGCTCCCGATGCTGTAGGTATTCATCACTCGGTTGCGGCCAAGCTGTCAGGCGCCGACTTTGATGGGGACACTGTTACGGTCATTCCGAACAATTCGGGCGACATCAAGAGTATGGCCGCCTTGAAAGGGCTGAAGGACTACGAGCCTAAGGTCCTCTATGCGAAGTCCGACGATCAGATTAAGACCGGAAAACCAAAGAATAAGAAGGACATGTATGATGCTAACGGCAAGCAGCTCTATGATAACTTCGACACGCAGCGTCAGATGGGAGAGATTTCGAATCTGATTACAGACATGACCATCAAGGGCGCTCCGACCGAAGACATTTGCAAAGCCGTTCGGCATTCCATGACTGTTATTGATGCCGAGAAGCACAACCTTGACTGGAAACGATCTTACGAGGAGAATCAAATCAGAGAACTGAAGAGCAGGTATCAGGGAGTCAATCCTAATGGCAGCCTGAAGGGCGCTTCGACTCTGATCTCTGCCTCGAAATCCAAGGTCTACCTTCCCGATCGGAAGGCTGGTGTCTGGGCCCATGACGAGAACGGTAAAGGGTATCGGCAGCTGTATGATCCGGAGACTGGCGCAAAGCTTTATTCAAATACGGGCAAGATGAGCTCGAAAAAAGTCTACGACAAGAACGGCGACTACGTTTGGAAGCAGTTTCCGGTCGAGATCACTACTACAAAGATGGCCGAGACTCAAGACGCCTATTCGTTGTCTTCGGGAACAAGAATGGAAGGCATTTATGCCAACCATGCCAACCGTCTGAAGGCTCTTGCTAATCGGGCCAGAAAAGAAATTATGTCAACGGAAGACGTTCCTTACAGTCCGGCTGCAGCAAAACGCTACTCCGCTGAGGTAGATTCTTTGAAAGCCAAGAAGAACGAAGCTGACAAGCACAAGCCTTTGGAGCGTCGTGCCGGTGCAATCGCTACCAGTCTATTCCAAATGAAAGCTGCCGAAGATCCAAGCTTATGGGAAGACCATGATCGGGCCAAAAAGGAAAGGGCCCGTCTGATGGACTATGCACGGAAACAGATGGGTGAAAAGCGTCCTCGAATTGCGTTTACAGATAAGGAATACGAAGCGATTCAGGCTGGCGCCGTTCGTAAGACGTTCTTGAAGGACTTGATTAAGGAATGCGACCAGGACGCCCTGAAACAGCGTGCCATGCCTCGCCAGTGGAAGGCGATGTCTCCTGCTAAACTTTCCAGAGCTCGTCAGATGCTTAAGAATGGCGCCACAAACATCGAAGTCGCTCAGGCCCTTGGTGTCTCGACTTCGACGCTTTACGACGCTCTTAACGGCAAAACCGGCTCGTAAACGGAATCTATTCCAAAATCTATTCAGAAAGGAGCTTTAGATGGCCATCGCACTTACCTTTGAAGGCAACCCCTTCAGCCCAGTCACGGACTTTCGTGCCTGGTACGCCTTCGATCCGGTTAAAGCGGCGAAATGTTGCTCGATGTACGCTGCATTGACGCCTGAAAGCTCTGAATCGACCCCTTCCGAGCAAGATGAAGCTCGAGAAGCGGCGATTGACGAGATTTGTCGTGAGAATGTGACCGGATACTTTAAAAAATACACCGAATAAATGACGTGAATAGATCTTGAATAGGCCTAAACAGCGTCATTTATGGCACCCGGGGGAGGGGGTCCGCGAAAAACACCCCCTCCCTGCATCGCCGGCCTCCTCGGAAAAGCCCCGGAGGGATATTTTGGTGGTGCAAATTATATTTTTTCTGGGTGTTGACGGTGGATTTTAGCGGTGTTAGACTATTATTATATTTTCGGCCGCATCTTTTCCTTAAAAGTGGCCTGAAAGTACACAGAAACGGTGCCTATAATTGATCTGGGAGGTTACGAACATGGGACTGACACTGGCGAAGTGCCCTGCGTGTGGTGCGGATCTCAACTTAGAAACTGACCGAGACTTCTTTTATTGCCCACATTGCGGTTCAAAAGTCGCTAAGTACGACGATAAAATTGTTATCGAGCATGTTAATCGTTCGATTGATGAAGCTGAAGTAAGGCGGATCGAATTAGAGCGCGAGATGTACAACCTCGAAGAGCAGCGAATTGAAAAGAACAGGCAGCAGAACCTTCCGAAAGCTAAGAAGATGATTCTTGTCGGCTTGATAGTATTCGTTATCGGGCAAGTTTTATCCAGAATAGATAATAACCCCTCAGCTATGATTATTTGGTATGTAGGTGCCATGATTGTTATGATCGGCGGGGCAACTTTTTTAGTTTCTTATTTCGGAGACACAAATAGAAAGAGCGCTTCCGGCGACAAAGACAAGAAATAACCTTTCAGATTTAAAAACAAACAGACAGGAGGGCTTGGCGTGCGAGAGATAATGACACGCAAGCCAAGTGGACGCCGAACTACGGCTACTCCAAGAAGCGGGGCCCATTTTCCTTCCGAGGCGACAACGGCTGAAAAGAGGGAGAATGAGCTCATTGCTTTGGCGGTCGACTTGGCTGAAGAACAGCTTCGTGCCGGAACTGCTTCTTCTCAGGTAATCACGCATTTCCTGAAGCTGGCTACAGAGAAGGAGAAGCTTGAGAGGGAGAAACTCGAAGCCGAGATCGAAATCACCAGAACTAAGAAGAAGTCCATTGAGGCTTCCGACCGCATGGAGGAACTGCTGGCCAACGCCATCAACGTTTTCACATCGAAATACGAATGGCAGGGAGATGACACCGGCAGTGAAGGTTAGGTGTTATAAAGAACTGAGCCGGCTTAAAACGTTCGACGAAAAGTTCAATTATTTGAAGCTTGGCGGAGAAGTCGGAAAAGAGACATTCGGATTCGACCGATACCTTAACCAGGCTCTATACCATACAGAAGTATGGAGAAGAATTCGACGGGATGTGATTATTCGTGATGAAGGGAACGATCTTGGCGATCCAGACAGGCCGATTGATGTTAGTTTGGATTGGGAAACGATCGACGGGAAAAAGAGTAGGCGCTCCTCCCCAATCATCATTCATCATATGAATCCAATAACATTGGATGACATTCGCTCCGGTGATGAAAAAGTTTTCAACCCGGAGTTTTTAATTTGCTGTTCCCGTCTTACGCATAACGCGATACATTATGGAAACATCGATTTGCTTCACGGTGACGATCTGATCGAGCGCAGGCCAGGAGACACATGCCCGTGGAAGTAGTTATCCTTTAATTGCGTCAAAATCCCAAGCGGAATTCGCACCTATCACTGTTTTTGCGGACCGCTAATACAAAATTCATACTTTGGAGGTACAGAGCCATGACTATTATGGACGAACTGAACAAGATTGTTGAAGAGGCTGGCGGAACTCCTTCCGGCGGTTCTATTATGGACGTTCTGAATGCCGCTGCGGTGGCTCACGGTGGGCAGCCTACTGGTGGATCCATTGCCGACGCGATCGAAAATTATGAGGCCAGTAAGACAGACAACAGCGAGGGTGAAGGCGGCTAATCCGTTGAGAGCCAACTGACATAAGGAGGTGGTCCCAACGGAAGAGAGTATTCTGCAGTCGATTAAGAAGATGCTTGGTCTGGAGGCGGACTACACGCCTTTTGACCAGGAATTGCTGATCCACATTAACAGCGCGTTATTCACGCTGATGCAGCTCGGCGTTGGGCCTTCTGGTGGGTTTGACGTCGACGGAGATGAAGAAACCTGGAGAGATTTTCTTGGCGACGATTTAACAAAACTGAAAGCTGTAAAGAGCTACATTTATTACGACGTTCGGCTTGCCTGGGATCCACCCTCTTCAGGAACAGTGGCCAAACAATTCCAGGAGAAGCACGAGGAGCTCGGGTGGCGACTGCGGCATCAGGTAGAGGCAGGTGATACCGAGTGATTTACGAAAGCAATTATTATGTCGGATCCGATCTTAATGGCGATAGCCTGAGCCACCATGGTGTTCCGAATCAGAAATGGGGCGTTCGCAATGGACCTCCCTACCCTGTCCAGCGCGGCGGAGCTGTGCACTACAACATCGGTAAGATGACTGATAAGACAAAAGCGACTTTAGGAAATGCCGCCAAAAGCGTTGTAGGAAAAACCAGCAGTGCTTTTAAAAACTGGAAGAATGGCCTGAAGACAGAACTTGCAGTTAAACCTACTGACAATTTGCTCCTTAAAAACTGGCAGAAGAAACAGCTCAGGATTAGCGACATGACCGACGATGATCTGAAACGGCGGATCGATCGAAAACGGCTGGAAGAAACCTACAAACATGCGCTTCGAGGCGATTTCTCTGATCCGAAGACCTGGAAAGGCAGCAAAGGCGGCAAGAACGGAGACGGAAACAATAATAACAAAGGGAAAGAAGCTGCTGACAATATTCTCAAAAGAGTCGGAAATGCCGCGGTTGAAGGTTTAACAAGAGGCCTCAGTGCTAAAATTGAAGAGAGTATGGTTACCAAGTCAAAAGCTAAGGCTGCCAGGAAAGAAGCTCGCAGAGACGCTATGGCGGAGGTCGCAAGAGAGGCTGCTAAGGAACGCGCCGAGTATCGTGCTGAGCGTAGAAACGAAGCTTGGAAAGAGCGCCAAGAACGGAACAGAACCTACAGGGAAAGCAGATGGAATGGCGACGACGGAGCAATGGATCCGCAGATGGGCTGGACAGACCGTCGTAGACAGGCCGGTTCATTAGGAAGCGGCGGATATTACGCTCCTCCCGGTTCCTGGACGGTTACCTGACGCGGCATGAAAGACGGGTGACCTGTAATCCTATCTAACACAGCTACTCCAAAATATTACGGGATGTTCCGAGACCAGGTTCTTCGGAACGAAATTCCTGTATGCGAAAATATCAGTCTGTATATGAACCTGATCGACGAGCGAATCGCCAATCCGATGTTTTATTACGACGACGATCCTGTCGAGCGGTACATATCTTTCTGCGAGAACGAACTGACGCTCACTGACGGCGCGGACATGAAGCTTCTTGACTCCTTTAAGCTCTGGGCAGAGGATTTGCTCGGGTGGTATTATTTCGAGGAGCGTAGCGTTTACGAGCCGGGTCAAAATGGTGAGGTCGGAGGGTACAGACAGAGGCTGGTGAAGCGCCGGCTTATCAACAAACAGTATTTAATCGTAGGACGTGGCGCCGCAAAGAGTCTGTATTCGACAACGATACAGGCTTATTTTCTTGTTTGCGACAAATCCACGACCTATCAGATTGCCACGGCGCCAACCATGCGTCAGGCAGACGAAATTCTGGCCCCTATCCGGACGGCTATTGCCCGGAGCAGAGGGCCGGTTTTCAAATTCCTTACAGCAGGTAATCTGCAGAACACAACCGGCAATCGGCTGAACCGTCCGAAGCTCAGTTCAACCAAGAAGGGCATAGAGAACTTCCTGAGTAACAGCAGCCTTCAGGTTCACCCGATGACAGTTGATAAGCTGCAGACCTGGCGATGCAAGGTTGTAAGCATTGATGAATGGCTTTCCGGAGAAACCCGGGAAGATGTTGTCAATGCTGTGGAACAGTCGGCCGCAAAGGCAGGCGACTATATGATTCTGGCAACCAGCTCCGAGGGTACGGTTCGAAACGGCGTCGGTGATACGATGAAGATCGAGCTGATGAAAATTCTTCGGGGCGAATACCGGAATCCGCACGTATCAATCTGGTATTACAGATTGGACGACAAGAAGGAAATCGCGGACCCGTATCTGTGGCGAAAGGCTAATCCCAATCTTGGTTATACAGTGACCTACGAAACCTACCAGCGGGAAGTGGAAAGAGCCGAAAACAATCCGAGCTCCGCAAACGACACGCTAGCAAAGAGATTCGGTATCCCGATGGAAGGCAGCACGTTCTTCTTTACGTATGAGCAAACGTTGTGTCATCCGAAAACCGATTTCTGGGGGATGCCTTGTGCTATGGGTGCGGACTTAAGTCAGGGCGATGACTTCTGTGCGTTTACGTTTTTGTTCCCGATTGGAGACGGTCGATTTGGCGTTAAGACCAGATGCTATATCACGAGCAGGACTCTTTTAAATCTTCCGGCCGCAACCAGGAATAAATACGACGATTTCATTAACGAGACGAGTCTGGCTGTACTTGACGGAACCGTTCTGACCATTGACGATGTATACGATGATCTGGAACGATTTATCGAACGCAGTCAGTACGACGTACGGGCGTTCGGGTTTGACCCTTATAACGCCAAAGAATTTGTTGAAAGATGGACGAGGGATTACGGGCCTTACGCTGTGGAGAAAGTAATTCAGGGCGCAAAGACAGAAAGCGTGCCGCTCGGAGAACTCCGAAATCTTGCCGAAGAGCGATCTCTTATATTTGATCAGGGAATTATGCAATATTGCATGGGCAACTGTATCGCGATCGAGGACACAAACGGAAACCGAAAACTGGCAAAGAAAAGGTATGAGCATAAGATCGACGCAGTTGCAGCTATGATGGATGCGTATATTGCATATAAGCTAAACAGCGAAAACTTTGATTGATCTAACTGCCCGCGGAACAAAGCAATGGAAGATAAGAAAGGGCGAATAACTCAAAGAGAGGTATACGAACATGAGTCAGTTCATAATCAAAGGAATTGATTACACAGATGAAAGCTTGCAGCACGGGCTTGGCAAAGGCAGCGGTAGAGGTCGGCCGGTTGGATCCAAAAATGGTCAGATTATGCCCGGTGCGGCTTATATGAAAGATTACAAAATCGTTGGGCAGAAGGCTGTTGGCGAACCCGCTGTGCCCGGTGCAACGAATACCCGCCGTCGGACACAGAGTACACTAAACCGGAGGCAGGCGAGTTCGTCCATCAGGAACCGGTTTTCTGCGCCTAGCAGGACCGGCGGTAGCAGACAGACCACGACCGCCGTTCGACCGGCACCTCGGGCGAATGTCGTGACGAATCGGTATACAACACCGACCAAGACAAGCAGTGAACAGACGACGGCCACCGTTCAGCAGCCGCAGGCAAACACAATTACAAATAGGTTTACAGCTCCAAATAAGGCGGACAGTAATGGTCGGGTATCTACGCCTGCTGAAAATGTTTCTAAAGGTAAGCGGGCCGTGGAGGCTCTTATGGAAAAGGGCAATGGTCAAAGTCAGACCCAGAAGACGGCCAGTAACGACAACAGCAGAGAGGCCGCGTCTCAGACGAGCCAGCCCAAACGCAGCAGGGACATGAGCACGGCAGAACTTCGTGCTCTTGACCCCGTCGGTGACTGGCCGTGGAGTGAACGAAGGGTAAAGGCCGCCGGTGGTCTTGAGGCACGCGAAGGACGTCAGATTGTTTACGATAATCCGACGCTGAGCGACGACTATAAGAAGCAGATCGCCAAAAGATATGGCGACAGTAACGGACGGTCATATCCGAAATATCTTGAAGAAGGCGACAATAATTCCACCCAGACAACTAGCAATGAACCCGCGGCTAGCGCCGAGCAGAATAACCGTGAGGCAACGAATAGCGTTCTAAATCGTGATGCGAGCACGATGGACAGTTCTCAGACTGCTCCAAGCCAGACTTCCGCACAGAATAACGGCAACGCGATAAACAATGCATTGCAGCGGGATGCCCGGCTGATGCCCCGTTCTCAGACTGCGCCGAGTCAGGTTCCAGAAACTTCTGCACAGGATAATGGTAATGTTGCTAATAACAATGCGACAGCTGCTCAGGCACAAACCACGGCAGCTCAGGAAACCCCGGAGCAGAAGAGTTTTTGGGATAATGTCGGCGGGTGGTTTTCTCAGGCCGCTAAGGATATCGGCGATACTGCTACCGGCGCTTGGAACACTGTCAGCGGCGCAGCCGGAGATGCTGCCAAATGGGTTGGCGATAGACTCGGTCCTGCCGGAGAATGGGCACAGACGGCGTATAACGATGTCAGCGATTGGGTTGGCGACCGCGCTAAAGATTTGAATAACTGGTGGAATGGTCAGGATGCTTATACGCAGGTTGCTGATCCGAATAATCCCGGGGTTACCCGCGACATTCAGGGGCATCAGGCAGGCGCACGAGAGCAGATTGGTAACTGGCTTGGATCTGCCGGGCAGTGGATCGGCGATCGCGCTGCTGACGTAGGCAACGCTGCGAATACGGCCGGTCAGTGGATCGGCGATCGCGCTGCTGACGTTGGTAATGCTGCGAATGCTGCTGGTCAGTGGATTGGAAATACTACGGGCAACGCTGCGAATACGGCCGGTCAGTGGATCGGCGATCGCGCTGCTGACGTTGGTAATGCTGCGAATGCTGCTGGTCAGTGGATTGGAAATACTACGGGCAATGCAGGGCAGACGGTTAGTAACGCCGTTAACGATGCCGGTCAGTGGATTGGTAATACAGCGAATAATGCAGGACGTGATTTGAACAACTGGTGGAACGGCACCGATCAGTCGGTTCTGGGAATTCCCACTGGTCACACTCCCGGGGCTAGGGAAAATATTGGCAACTGGTTTAATAA